TTAGAGCACGGCACTCATAATGCCGGGGTCGAGGGTTCGAGTCCCTCCCTTTCCAGTTATATTTCCGGCACTTGCGCGCTTCGCCCGTTTTCCGCTGTGCCCGGTTTGTACGCGAGTACGCACTTTTTCCGCGGCCGCAGCGAGGTGATCCGGCGCGAGATGCGCGTACCGGAGCACCATCGCGTAGCTCTTCCACCCGCCGAGTTCCATGAGCTCCTGCAGCGTCACGCCGCCTTGGACGGCCCAGGACGCCCAGGTGTGCCGCAGGTCGTGCCAGCGCAGCGGCCCGACCTGCGCGCGCTGTACGGCCTTCTGAAAGGCCGCGGTGTTGCAGTCGTTGACGGGGTGCCCCTCGAACGTGAAAACGTGAGCGCCCGGACCCCTCGAGCGCTTCAGAATGCGGCAGACCTCCCGCGACAGCGGCAGGCCATGCGCACGACCGCCCTTCATCTGCTCGCCCGGTATCCACGCCCGGCGGGCCCTCAAGTCGATGCGATCCCACGTCAGCGCGAGCATCGAGCGCATCCGCAACCCCGTGCGTACCGCGATGTCGGCCGCGAGCTGCAGGTGCGCCGGCAACTCCCCGCGCAATCGCGCGAATTCCTCCCGCGTCAGAAATCGCGGTTCTGCGGACGGCGGCCGGTGCATGGGCACCGCGGGCAGGCTGTCGAGCCAGCGCCATTCGCGATGCGCCTTGCGCAGGATCGCGCGCAGCAGCGCCATGTACCGATCCACCGTCGCGAGCGCGCGCCCCTCGTCGGCCAGCAGCCCGCGCAGCTCATCGATGGCGTCGCGGTCTATGGTGTCGAGCGCCTCGTTGCGCAGGTGCTCGTCGAACCAGGCGAGGATCGCCTCGTCCTTGTCCCGGCTGCGCTTGCGTGTCTCCGTTAGCCAGCGGGCGGAAGCTTCACCGAACGTATGGGCACCACGTTCGTCGAGTCGTCGCAGGCGGAAGACGCGCTCGTACTCGCGACGCTCGAACGCTTCGGCAAGCGCGCGATCCGCCGTGCCCGCAGACTTCCTAACCTTGACGCCAGCGACTGAGAACCGGACCCACCATTGCGGGGAGCCCTCTCGGCGGTAGATAGACATCGTTTTTCGATCCATTCGACGAGCAGGCGCTCGGAGAATACCCAAGAGCGGCCGATCTTCGTACCCGGCGCTTCTCCGGCGCGCGCCAGGTCGGCCAGGGTGTCCGGCGAGCAGTGGGCGAGCCGCGCCGCTTCGGTCAGTGTCAGCGTCATCATCCGAACAGATCCTCCGAGGCCTTCAACTCGCCGCGCCCCCTGATGAGCTCGAGCGTGCGCAGCTTACCGAGGGCGTTCCGGAACCCTCCGCCGTTTGCCTCGTAACCCGAGCGTGAGGCCAGTTGTTCGGTGGACAGCGTGCGCGGATAGACGCTCGCGAGTTCCTCGAGCGCCTTGCGCTCGGCCTTCGGGAGCTGGCCGAGCCAGTGTTGCAGCAGCGCGCGGCCGCGCGGCAGGGGATCGAACCGACCGAGCGCCTTCACGCCTGCCGGCGTGATCTGCAGGCGATCGCTGCCGCCGGCGAGACAGCCGCGGCCGCGCAGCGCACCCACGGCGTTTCGGAAACCTCCGCCGTTTGCGGCGTAGCCGGTCAGGATCGCCACCTGCGTATGCGTGCGGCCGCCCGGGTACTGCGCAAGCGCGGTCAGGATCAGCCGCTCGGCCTTCGGCAGCGGCGCGCCGGCGCCGTTGCCCCGGCCGCGTTCGTCAACGCGCCCCGGGGCCGGCGGCGGCAGCTTCACCTGCCGCGTCGACCCCGAGACGACTTCCGGACTGCGCGCCGGCGACGCCGATCGCGGCTGAGTCGGAGGCACGGCCGCGTCGGGAAAGGGCGGGCGCGTGGCGAGGAAGTTGCTCGCCGTGCTCGCGCCGCTGTGGAAAGACGTGCTGGCGAGATCCACCGAGTTGGCGAAGGCCGCCAACGCCTCGCGGATGGCGCTGATCGCATGCCGGCCGATCCCGAGCGCCGCGTCATGTCCCTCGGCATATCCCTCGAGCTTCGCCGCCTCGAGCGCGGTCTGGTCGACGACCGGATCGGAAACCGGGGACTGCGCCTCGAGTTCCTCGATGCGCGCGTGCAACCGGGACATTTCGGCTTTCAGCGCCGCCGGGTCGTTTGCCGCGGCCTCGGCCAGGTGCGCCTCGAGCGAGGTCTTCAGCGACTGGACGAACGCGCCGACGTCGATCGGCACCGCCTGGCGCTCGCTGAGCTGCGCGCGCGTGAGCCGGCGGTTCGGATGGAAAGACCGCTTCGTCGGCACTTTCACGCGCGTCGGGCGATCCGTGCCGGCGGGCCAGATCCAGCATTCGCCCTGGCCGAGTTGCGGGAGCGACTGCAGAATCTCGCGCGAACCCTTCGCATCGGCGATATCGAGCCACTTCGAGAGCGCCGTGAGCGAGTTGCGGCCCTTCTGGCGGTGCAGGAAGAGGCAGTCGCAGAGCTCGAGGACGGCTTTGTTGACCTCCTCGGCGCGCTGGTTGATGAGCGTGTAGCCGAGCAACGAGTTGCCGCCCATGCGAGCAAGCTTCTCGATCTCGGCGTACACGCGCCCCTGATCGGGCCCGACGCGCTGCGGACAGAACTCGGCCGCCTCCTCGATGAAGAGATGCCGCAGGCCGTGCGCGCGGTTCTCGTACAGCAGCACCCGCACCGAGGCCTCTACGATGCGCTTCCAGTCGGCCTTCGAGAGCTCCATCGAGTAGAGGTCAATGACGAGCGAGACGTTCTCGCGCATCGCCGCGCGCACGATCTCCGGAGCCGACTGCGGTGTCAGCGGCAGGTCACCATGTTCGCCACCGGCCACGACGACCTGATAGCCCGCCCCGGCGCCAGGCACGCGCAGATAGCGCCAGATCCCGATCGGATCGAACGCCACGATCGGGATGCCGGCCTCGAGGAGCTGCTCGGCGAGCCACGTTGCGGTGTAACTCTTGCCCGAGTCGCGGATGCCGAGGATTGCATTGCCCTGGGAGGCGAGCTCGTCGACGCCGAACGTGACGGCGCCCAGCTTGATGGGTTTCATGAGCGGTCCTTGCCTATCTGAGCGGGGCGCTTCGGCGACACAGGCTCCGGACCCGGCAGGAAGCCGCTGCCGCTGCCGCCGACGGCGTTGATGTGCTGGACCTCGACCTTGGCTGTCTCGACCACGACGCGCGCGACGTCGGCGATGGCTTTCGCGCGGTCGATGTCCATGGGCTTGTCCTTGTCGCGCAGCGCCTCGAGGGTCGCGAACAGGTGCTCTCTCAGGTTATCGATCTGATACGCCATTACGTTCCTCGCGTTCGCGGATGCGGCGCGTGACCTGGCCGAGCAGGTGCGCCGCCTCGGCGATGGGTTTCGGGTAGCGCGTCCACATGCGGTTGCGTCGGGCGAGCTCGGCGCGGGTGATGAGCTCGAGACGGTCCACGGTCAGATCCTCGCGCACGGCCGTGAAACGTCCCGGCAGGAAAGCCACCGCGTGGCCGGGCGGCACGGGCCCGTGGGCGGCCTCCCAGACGATGCGGTGCGCGGCCTTCCAGCGCTTCTGGAACGGCAGGTTGTGGTTCACCTTGCGCTCGAGGTAACCGTCTTTGCTCACGCGCTCGGCACCGATCGGCTTCACGATCTGCGCGGCGCGGCCGCGGACCTCGCCCTTCCTGAACTGCGTCTCGCGCATGCGGCCGCGATACCAGCCCGGCCGGCGCAGGCCCTTGTTCGCCGGCGCCTGGCCGGGCTTGAACTGGGTGGCAACACTGAGACGGCCGCCGCGCAGGATCCGGCCGCTCCTGTCGCTCGCCAGGAACGCCGCGCTCTTGTGCAGACCGCGGTTGTTCGCCATCGCATAGACGCTCGCGAGCGGCAGACCCAGCCGACGCGCCAGGTCCGTCGTGCGCTCGTGCGGGTAGCACCGATCTAGCACGGCGAGCTCGCGCTTCGTCCAGCGATGGCGCGGGGCCAGGATGCCGCGGGACGTGGTCATCCCTGCCCGCCTCGCTCGTGCTCGGGTGCGGTCTCAGGTTCACCCCAAGCTACTTCCTCGACCCCGAGCGCGCCCTTCAACGCAACCGTCATCGATCGGCGCATCAGATCCAGAAAGGCCTCGAACAATTCGGCATCGCCATCGAGGCAGTTCTTGCGAACGGACCCGATCAGTAGCGCGCCATCCATGGTGTGGGGTGGCGCCAAATACGCGTTGACCATGCTGCCTTCGCAGCGGCAGGCAATGCGCATGAAGCTCTTTCCCATAGCCATCACGCCGCCTTCGCCGCGGTTAGCCGCGCGAACGAGTCAAGGAATCGGAACCGCGCCTCATGCGCGTTCCACGGCAGAATCGGCGCGAGCTCGGGGTGCACCTGCTTCGGCCACCAGGGCACATCCGGTAGCAGATCCCGCTGCTCCCACTCGAGCATCAGGCGGTCGATGCGCTTGACCACCATCGGGAGCTTCTTCGCGAAGAGCGCCGAGATGCCGAACTTCTCGAACACCGCCCGCAGGATCCGCTCCTCGAGCGGCGCGTACGCCGTGCCGATGAGCGACTTCACCGGGCTCGAGACATCGCCGATGTAGGCCTCGGCGGCATCGTGCAGCAGCGCCGCGAGCTTCCACTCGGCCGGCGCCAGCTCGCAGGCGAGCACGCAGTGCTGCGCGACGCTGTAGTGCACGCGCGTGCCGCCGGTGAACCGGCAGATCTGCGAGAGGTGATGCGCGATGTCCTCGATGTGGATCGTCGCGGGATCAGGCCGCAGCAGATTGAACTCCACGCCGCTCGGCGCCATGCAGACAGTCGGATTCATGCGGCGCGGGCCTTCTTCGCCGGGACCTTGCCGGACGTCTTCGCGGCCTTCTTCTTCGCCTTCTCGGCCGCGACGAGATCGGCGCGCAGCTTCTTCGCGTCGATCTTGTAGTGCGCGGCCGCATCGTGCAGGTCCTTGCCCTCGCCGCTGCCGTAGCTGTAGACCATCAATTGCGGCGCCAGCACCAGGTCGCGGATGAGCTGCGCGAGTTGTGCGTCGCTGTGCTCGCCGATGTCGAGCGGCAGCTCGAAGCGCTGCACGCCGCCTTTCGTTTTCGCCTCCCAGCCCATGACCTTGAACCACTGCCGCTCGCAGTCGTGGCTCAGGCGCTCGAGGAGCTCGATCGCGACGAGTTCGAGGTCAGCGCGCGACAGCGCCTTCTCCTTCGAGGCCTTCTCGCGAATCTTGAGGAAGAGCGCGCCGCGGTAGGCTCGCTCGGCGAGGTTCTTGCGCGTGGCCTCCTGCTGGCGCGCCTTGTGCTCGTCGTTGCCGGATTTCGAGCCCCGCCGCGCATCCTTCGGCAAGTCCGCGTGCGGCGCGACCGGCACGAGCTCTCCGTTGTGCTCATCGACGATCATCGTGGGCTCGTAACCCTTGCCCAGAATCTGGCCGTAGGTGCGTTGCTTCGGATCGTCCCAGTTCTTTTTCTCGAGCGACACGTAGCCGTTGATTGTGGCTCGCACGCCGTGCGGGGCGAGCTTCTTCGCCTCGGCGCCGGCGATCACGGTCAGCCCCCTCGCCTCGGCTTTCTCGATCTCGCGCACCAGGTGCGCCGCGAGCTTGCCGCGGTAGCAGACGGGATCCGTGCAGACGTCTGCGCCGGAGACGTCGCCGAAGAGGTCGGGGTTGTTGCCGGAGCGCTTCGGGCAGCCCGCGCAGGCGCCGGCTTTCTCCACGAGCTCGGCGTCCTTCGTGTCGAAGGGCGCATCGCCCAGGCGAAGCATGAACTCGCGCTGCAGGTACGCCTGCACCTCCCGCGCGCTCATCGGCCCGCCGTAGCGCTTCTCGTCCGTCACCGCCTTCAGCGCCTGGAGCTGCAGGCCCGCGGGCACGCGCGCGAGATAGAGCGCAGTGGAAGGGTTGAGTTTCCCGGCATAGAACGCCGCGCGGCTCTCCTTCACGAGATCCAGCAGTTTCATGCGCGCGTAGACGTAGGCCTTGGACTTGCCCACTTTCGCCGCGATCTCCTCGATCGCGTGCCCAATGCGGTGCAACGCTTCGTACCCCTCGGCCTCGGCCATCGGGTGCACGTCGGCGCGCTGCAGGTTCTCGATGAGCTGCACCTCGAGCACCTGCTCGTCGGTGAGCGGGCGCACGTTGACGGCAATCTCCTTCAGGCCCGCGGCCTTGGCAGCGAGGAACCGGCGCTCGCCGGCGATGATCTCGAAGCGGTCCCGGGCGGCCTCTTCGGCCGCATCGGGGGACATGTAATCCTTGCCGGCGACGCGAAAACCGTTCAGACCCATGGTCGACTCCACCGTGAGCGGCCGCGCCACGATCGGCTGCAGGAGCCCCTTCGCCTTGATGCTCGCCGCGAGCTCGGCGAGCTGAGCCTTGTCGAAGTGCCGGCGCCGCTCTTCCTGCGTGCCGGTGCGCGAGAGGGCGAGCTGGGTGAGCGCAATCGTGCGGATGTCCATCGAGGGCGTGGTCATGGGGACGGTTTCTTCGGATCGAACAGGGTTTGCTGGGGTTGAGCAGGAGCTGGTAGGCGGAGCGACTTCAGCGTCGCGTACACGGCGCGCATCGTGTCGATCTCGCGCTGGGCGAAGGCCCGGCTCATCTGCCCGCGGTCGACCAGGCGCTGATAGACCTTCAGGCGCTGGCCGATCTCCCGGCCGACGCACTTCAGTTGATCCTCGAGGCTGAACTCGAGCGCCGGCGCGTTCGGTGAGCTCATAGGGCTGCTCCGTCGAGGCGCGCCGGATGAGTCCGGCTCGCTCGGCCGCGACGACGATGCCCGCTGGCACGGCGCGCCCATCCCGGGCACGATCGCCCGGCGGCCAGGACTCGGCGTAGCTCAGCCGAAACTCCACGGCCGGGATGGGCGATTGCCACAAGCGCGCGCCGGCACGCAGATCGGCGAGCAACTCCCGAACCGTGCGCGGAGGTATCCACGGATCACGCGCCCGCGGCCGCATCGCGCAGGACCTCGAGGCGCTCGTTGCGGGCGGCTTCGATCTCGACCGGCAACACCGTGCCGAGCTCCGAGAACGCCCCACGCGCCTTGCGAAAGCACTCCTCGACGACGGCTTCCGTTTCGGCTGAGCGAACCGCCTCGAGCGCCTGGCACTTCAGATCGAAGATCGTGCGTTCGCGCGAGGCCGGATCCGGCAGCGGCTGGGCGGCGAGCTCCTTGGCGGGGTTCGACGGCGAGGCGATCGTCTCGGTGTTCAGGAGCCGGTCGAGCACGCTCGATTGCGGGGCCTTCTTCAGGCAGTGGCGCAGCACCGTCTTCACGGCCTGCTCGTCGTACCAGTCGGTCCAGGCCGGCGAGTCGGGCGCCGGCGAGGCCGCGCGCCGGCGATCGATATCGTGCTTGTCCATAACGTCGCGGTAGATCGCGCCGTCCTTCGTGCGCACGATCGCGTAGGCGCCGATCAACTGGCCGCGATCGCCCAGAATCGGCCGATGGCGGATGAATTCCTGGTCCCCGAGTTCGTAGTCGAAAGTGTCATTCTGGTACACGGCCGCGGCCGAGACCGAAGCAATCTCACCGGAGTTGCGGGCGCGCTTGAGGATCCCGTAGAGCATCGGCATGAACTGCGCGACCTTCTCGCCGCGCTTCTTGTCGTTGTAGATCGCGATCGTGGCGTCCCGCCCGTCCGGCAGCAGGCCATCGGCCGCGCAGCGCATGACCGCGAGCAGCAGCGACTTGCGTTCGCACAGCAGCAGGTCGGGCTTCTGCTGGATCGCGAGCATGACGACACCGTTGAAGCGCTCGACTGGCACGCCGGGAGGCAGCGCGACGACGAGTTTCTCGCGCATCTCGCGCAGTTGATGCCGAATCTCGCTCGCCTGCTGCACGATCTCGCGCCGGCGCTCCGCGCCCTGCATGTCGGCGGGGCGGTTCACGAGGCCTGCCGCTGCAGCAGCCGCATGCGCGGGGCGCGTCGCCGGGCGAGCTCGCGCCGGCGGACGTTCTCCGCGACGCGCCGCTCGTACTCGAGCTCGAGCGCGCGGTCCGCGCGGGCCTGCTCGAGCGCACGCTCGGCGCCGAGCTGCGCCGGCGAGCGGCGGTCGAGGCGCCAGTTGAAGATGCGCAGGCGGGGCTTTTTCACGAGGGTCTCCGATCGACGTGGCGAATGCCGCAGACGGCCGGCAGCGGTTTCGGGTGGGAGGCGGTGACGAAGTAGCGGGCGGAAAGGCGCACGGTGGAGAAGGTCATACCGATTCCCTCGCCTCGCCGGGCTCCGCAAAGTCGTCGGAGCAGCAGTCCTCACCGCTCTCCGTCGGCTCGCCGCAGCAACGGCAGTAGTACGGCGTGGTCTCGCGGACCTCGACCTCGGCATTCCTCGCGCTGATCTCGTCGCGCAAGCGCTTCTCGTACGCGATGAGCGCGCGGAACACATCGGGCTCCAGCGCGATGCGCTGGTCGTTGCCGTCGCCCGTCGTGAGCCAGATCTGATAGCCGTCGAACGAGGCGTAGACGGCGTCGCCGAGGTACTGCGCGCGGTCGAAAACGTGCGCGCTCACGGCCGCACCTTGCGATCGCTGCCCGGCAGCGGGCCGTCGCGCCACGGCCGATCACCGATCGCGTGCTGCCGATCGCCACAGGTTGCGCACGTGCGCTCGACTATCTCCGAGTCGGAGTCGACGTAGCTGAGACCCCAGTCATGGTCGATGCGCAGCACGTCGCAGACGAGGTCCGCGGGCCATCGGCCGAGGAAGGGCCGGAGTTTGCCGGGGCAGATCACGCGGCCTCCAGTTCGCGATCGAACTGCTCGCGGTAGGCGAGCATCGCGGCGCTGTACTGCACGCGCGCCAGGCGCACGCGCTGCTCGGCGAGCTTGAGGTCCTGGCAGGCGCGGAAGAGCGCCTCAGCTACGGTGAGAGCGTCCGGAGGCGCGTCGGGGGGCTTGAGGTCCATGTCCATCTCCCAATTGAGATGGGTGGCACTATAGGCCCGTATATGGGCCTGTCAACCCGTATATGGGCCGCCGTGTCGGAAATGGGCCTCTGATCTCATTTCCCCGAGGTCACTTTACTGCACCCGCTTCAGCTGGCGAGGGTGCGCCCGCGTGTGCCGCAGCTCGGGCAGATCATCACGGTCTTCTTACCGCCCATGGTCCCGACCAGAATTCCGACCACCATGAACACGAATCCGATCACGAGCGCATTTGCGACCAGCAGCACGACTCCGAAGAGCAGCAAGAGCGTGCCGACCACGCCCCCGAGACTGACGAACTTGCGCACCTGCGTGGCGACCATCGCAACGTCGCATCGATTGCAGCTGATCATCGCCACTGGCTTCTTCGCTCCTGGGGAGAGATCGCTCCCGCAGTGCTTGCACTTGATGGCCTCGGCGTTGATGGATTCCGCGCAGAATGGGCACTTCTTTTCGCTCATTCCTCCCCCCGTTTTTCTAATTTGAGATTGGTCAGTAGCCGCAAGACCTCACGATCGCTGAGGTCTTTGCCGCGGCGGAGCGGCTGATGAGGAATAACTTTCGTCCGCACCCTTGCGATGGCTGCCGTGTCGGTGCGTCCCGATCTCAACCACCTCGCGCGCATCGATGATCTTGCCCTGATCCTCGAGGGGGACGAGCAGACGCCACATTGGCACCTTGAAGTGGCGAGCAATGGCAGCGAGCAGATCCACCGACAGCCCCTGCTTCTTCGCGAGAAGACGCTGTACGCTCGATTTGCTAATTCCCACTGCGCCGGCCAGGGCTTGTGCAGTTATGGCTCCTTGCCGACCGCCGCGCATGTACTCGTCTAGATTGGCAGCGAGAATTTCTCGCGCCCTCTCGTCGACGGGCTTGGAGCTCTTTCTTCCAGTCACCACAGCCATCCTATGGTGGTCGCCGGCCCGTTAGTGACTTGCGAAGGCCCATATACGGGCCTATAGTCCGGCGCCATGACAGAGTCCATGTACGAACACGTGGTGCGTCGGCTGCAGGAATCGAAGGGCGGCCGCCCGACCATTGCCAGGGAAACCGGGCTGTCGTTGCGAACCATCTCAAAGATTGCGCGTCGCGAGATCTCGGACCCGGGTGTCAGCCAGATCGAGCGGCTGCACCAGTATTTCCTCTCGCGCGACATGACGAAGTGCTCGAAGGCTCATGGCCGGGAGATTGTCTAAGTGGCCGTCCTAAACGCTCCTAATCAGGAGGCGCTGTTCTACGAAACCGCCTGCGACGCCATCGCCGCATGCGTCGTCGCTGCCGGCGGGTTCAAGCGCGTGGCGTCAACCCTCTGGCCATCCTCGAAACCTGAAAGCGCGTACGCGCGGCTCAAGGCCTGCCTCGATGACGGTAAGGCGGAGAAGCTCACGGCGGAGGAAATCATCGGCATCGCGAAGCTCGCAAAGGAGCAGGGGTGTCACGCGTGGGCTCAGTTCATTGGCGCCGAGCTCGGCTACGAGATCAGGCCAATGGACCCCGCCGATGAAGCCACTGATCTACAAAACAAGTTCATCGAAGCGGTGCGCCTCAGCTCACAGATTGCGGAGCGCCTCGAGCGTCTCGGGGTAAAGGGCCGGTGATCCGCGCCATCCTGAAGCCGATCGAGGAGGGCGCAGGCCGCGGCGCCGTGTTCGCTGTCTTCGGGGCCGATCACCTGGACGGCGATGCCTTGGCGACGATCGCCCTGGCGCTGAGCGCTGCCCTGGAAGTCAGGACTTCATCGTATCGCGCTGGCGAATCTCCGAGTGCTGACACGCCGAGCACCGATAGGTGTCCGCCATGACGCCCAGCGGACCGAACATCGGATCGGTGGTGCTGCTCACGCACTCGAACGCGCGGGCCAGGCACACCGGACAGGCCTTGCGGGCGCGGCCCGCGAGCTGTGCCTCGAGCTCCGCCATGCGGGCTTTGAGGATCTCGACCTCGTCGGGCAGCGAGATGATCCGCTTCCAGATGGGGATGCGCTCGAGCGCGCGCATGACGTCTTCGATCATGCCCATTTTCGGCACCTCTCGTGTGAAGCCAAGGGTGGTGAAGCGCCCGAAGCCTAGCACGAGGGGTTGCTGGCTCCCGACGCGGCCGGAGGATCGTCTGTGAACTACTACCGCCGATTTCCCGGCGACTATCAGCGCGACACCGGCCACCTCTCGCTCACCGAGCACGGCGCCTACACGGTGCTGCTCGATCACTACTACAGCCTGGAGCAGCCGCTGCCGGCGAGTCTCGAGGGTCTGTACCGCGTGTGCCGTGCGATGACGCGGCACGAGCAGGAGGCCGTGGCCTCGGTCGTCGAGCAGTTCTTCCCCCTGGGCCCCGATGGTCGGCGGCACAACCGCCGCTGCGATGAGGAGATCGGCCAGATGGGGGCCCGGCGGGAGGTCGCGAGCGAGAAGGGGAGGCTCGGCGGCCGGCCCAGAAAGGAAAGCCGGGAGAAAGCTGGAGGAAAGCTAACCCTTTCCGAAAGTGAAAGCTGGAGGAAAGCTAACCCTTTTCAGAATGGAAAGCTGGAGGAAAGCTGGAACGAAAGCCGGGGGGAAGCTGGGGCCAAAGCTGGCGAAAAGCTGGGCGAAAGCTCTCCAGACTCCAGACTCCAGACTCCAGACTCCAGACCTCAGCGTCAGGGATTACCCTCTTCTGGCTCTGAAATCTCATCTTCCCTCCCAGCGTGTGTATCGCACGCGCGCGAGGCGGAAAACCCGCAAACCGGGGAAGACCTCTGGCCACAGGCCCAGCAGGCCTACCCGAAGTTCACGGGTCGGCAGGACTGGCTCACGGCCGAGCACCACTGGCAGCGGCTCATCGAGGCCGGCGAGGAGCCCGCCGAGCTCCTGGCGGGTGTGCACCGGTACGCGGCGTACATCGCCGCCGGAGGCGTGAGCGGGCCGCAGTACGTCGTCACGCCGGCGAAGTTCTTCAGCGCGCCGGATCGGCTCTGGCAGCAGGCCTGGGAGCGTCCGCCCACGCCCAGCGAGAAGCGCGAGCAGGATGCGCTGCGCCAGCTCGCCGCGCGCCGCGCCGCCATCGGCCTCGCGCACTTTCGCGAGCCGCAGGTCGGTGAATCGAGCGAGGCGTACCGCGCCGCACAGGACGCCGAATGGCAGCGGTTGAAGCGCGACCCCATCGGGACCGACGCGGCGCGCGAGCTCGTCGAGCGCATGAGGCTGCCGAAGTGAGCGCGCCCGAGCTGCAGCAGCTCGATGCCGAGATGCGCCTCGAGCATCGGCTAAAGGATCACGGCGTGCAGCCCTTGTACGGCGTCTCGACCACCGCCCAGCGCCGCGCCGCCGCGCGCGCCGCCATCCTCGTTCACGGCCTCGCCGCCGTGGTCTGTTTCAAGGACGCCAAGCCGATCACCTACGCCGAGGCGTTCGAGCTCACCTACGGCGAGCCGCTCGTGCCGACGGCACCGCCGGCCGAGGCGCCATCCGTGCAGATGTCTGCAACCGACAATCACCAGGGGAAATTGCTATGACCGAGAACACCGCGAGCGAATCCACCGCACCTGCAAAGGCGTCGCGCGACCGCGGCCGCATGCCGAAGCTGCGCGCCGGCGATCAGGTGACCGTCCCGGGCGGGCGCGTGGGCGAGATCCTGGCGGTGTACCGCTATCGCGACAACGACTGGCGCTACGACGTGCAGTACGTCGACGAGACCTCGCGGGTCGAGACCCGGTACTTCGAGCTGCGCGATCTGACCGTGCTCGATGGCGTCGCACCCGACGCGGAGGCCTGAGCATGGAATTCTCCAAACGCCCCGCGAAGCTCGGCACCTCGATCAACGGCCGGCGCGAGAAGCACGGCGAGGACAACGTCTCCGCGGCCGACATCCCGGTCGTCGGTTTCATGCTCGAGGCGGACGAACTCAACGAGCTGCTCGAGGAGCCGCACGCGCACAAGCTGCTGTTCAACACGCGCAGCGGCGGCAAGGCCGATCAGCCCGTCTTTCGCAAGCTGAAGACCTTCGCGCACACCGACAAGTACGAGGGCTGCGCGGTCACGTTCACGCTCGGCATCAACCGCGAACCGATCGAGCTCGAGGACGTGAAGGTCTCGAAGATCCGACTCGAGCCGATGGCCGGCGGGCTGACCGCGATGAGCTTCTCGATCGCCTGCACCGAGGGCGCCGAGAAGTGCGTCGGCAAGCTCCTCGGCCGGCTCGACAGCGAAGTCGACGTCGAGCTCACGCTTAGCGAGGTGGTCGAGGAGAAGGCCGCGGCGAAGCAGCAGGATCTGCCGATCAACAACTTCGGCGACGGCGAGGCGCCCGAGGCCTCGACGGACGAGGGCGGCGGGAAGAAGCGCGGCCGCGGCGGTCACCGGCCGGCCGCGCACTGAATACACCAAGCCAGGGGATAACCGTGATGCAAGCACGGGATCGAGTCATCAGGCCCGGAAACATCTGCGCGATGTCCGGGTTCGCTACCGGCCCGACGAGTGGCTGCAGCTCTCGTCGGTGGCCGCAGACTGCGCGCGCAGGATCTCCCCGACATGTGGTCCGCCCCGGCGGGGGAGTTCCCCCGCCGGGTGCGCCTGCCGCATGACGCTCACCATCGGAATCGACTGCGGCCTCACCGGCGCCGTCGCCGCGATCGACGAGCACCTGCAGGTGATCCTGCTCGCGGACCTGCCGGTCGCGACGCACTTTCGCACGAAGTGGATCCACGGACCGCGCCTCGCGCGCCTGGTGCGCGAGGCCTGCGCGGGGCAGCCCGCGACGGTGCACATCGAGCAGACGCACGCGATGCCGGCGCTCGGCTGCGTCGCGGCGCACTCGAAGGGCCTGACGCTCGGCTCCACGCTCGCCGCTCTGCAGACGCTCGACCTGCCGACGTATCTCGTTGCCTCGCAGAGCTGGAAGGCGCAGCTCGGCCTCTTGCGCCCGCACGCGAGTGATCGCGAGAAGAAGCTCGTCTCGCTGACGCGCGCGCGCGAGCTCTTCCCGGGCGCCGCGCTCGAGCGGCAGAAGGATCACAACCGGGCGGAGGCGCTGCTGATCGCCTACGCCGCGCTCGCCCGCCGCCAATCCAGGGAGGTCGCATGAACGTCACGAACGAAGACTTCGACACGCTCGATCCGCGCGTGCGCGCGCAGCTCCTGGCCGAGAACGGGCGGCCCGACCTGCAGGGTGATCTCGAGCGGCTCAAGCGCCAGCAGCGCGAGCTCGAGGACGCCGAGTACGAGGCTTCGACGCCGGCCGCCGGCGCGTGGAGGGACCGCCTCGCGCAGCGCCAGCGATTCGGGCGCACGCAGGACCTGCCGCGCTGGCGGCCGGGAGAGCGCGGGCGCATCCTGACCCCGCTGCAGCGGCGCGAGATGGCGACCCAGGCGGCGATCGCGATCGTGATGGTGATCGTCGTGCTGGGTCTGCTCGCCTACGCGCTGTTCACCGATCCCGGCCTGTCCTGAAGATGCCGGCGCTCACGGCCGAGCAGCACGAACTGCGTCACCTGATCGCCTGGGCGCGCCGCGTCGAGTGGCGCGGCCAGCCGCTCTTCCCTACCTGGCTGTACCGGATCAACGGCAGCCCGGCGCACTCCCCGCTGGAAGCCGTCACGCTCGCGAGCACGGGGGTCGTGCTCGACCTGCCGCAGTTGCACCTGCCGATCCCGGTGCCCCCCTGGCCGGGCCTGTACCTTACGATCAAGCCGCGCGCGGTGCGCCTCACGGCCGAGCAGGCCGCGAAGGCCGAGCAACTGCGCGACGCGGGCGCGCTCGTGCAGGTCGTGGAGACTTCGGACGATGGCGCCGAGGCGATCCGCAAGTACCTCGGGCGCAGTCGCACGCCCGTCGTCGAGCGCGGCGTGCTGGCCCGGGCGCGGGGGCGCTGATGAGTCACGCCTGGATGATGCTCAGTGCCGGCGCCTTGAAGCTCTACGACGGCAGCAAACTGCTCTCGAAGCGCGCGGTGGCCGATGCGGCGCGCCGTCAGGTGCAAAAGCCCGGCGAGCCCATGCCGCCGCTACTGCCGCCGAAACCGCGCGACGATGCGCACGGACACCCTGTCCTCACGCAGGAGGACGTGAAGGTGGCGCTCGGCGGACTCGCGGACGCGCCGTTCCGGTTCGGGATGGCCGCCTTCCTCGGGGACATGAGCAGTCTGGAATGGCTTGAGCATGAGCTGCAATGGCGTCTCATGGCCGAGGCCGAGGCCGGCGGCTGGATTACGCGCCGCGAACATCGGGTGACGCTCGCGAGAATTAGCGAGCTGCTGCTGTTTGAGGTGATCGTCGCGCGCAGCCGCAACGATGCGTATCCCGGCAAGAAGCCTGATCCGGCGGGTTCTGCGCGGGTTCTGTGCCCGAAATGCCTCGGGAAGGGGCGAATGTCGCACGGCAAGGGCTATCTGAAGCTGCGTCAGTTGCGCCGTCTGCGCCGGATTCAGAAGGCGCGAAGGACCGATTCGCACACGCGGACCTATCCGGAGGGCCATGGCAAGAGGCTCGATCGCATGACGGGCGAGGTGACGATCGCGCTCACGCGCGCCGATCGAACGCCGCTCGAGGCCTGTGACATCTGCGAGGGAGACGGAACTTTCCTGCTGACGGACGTGCGCCGGGCCCGCGCGCTCGACGTTCATCCCAGCACCTGGCACCGCATTTGGGGCCCTCGATACGCCGAATCGATCCTGATTCCGCAGCGATGGGAGGAGGAAGCCGTCCGCCACGTGCGCCGGCGTCTCGCGGGCTCGAGGGGGGGTACTTGAGAACCGCGCCTCTTTTCTGCACAATTTCCCAAGATCCCGAACCTGTCACCGAAGCCCGCCCCGCGCGGGCTTCGCCGTTTTCGGCCCCCGCCGGCGTGCCTTCAAGCACTCCCTTCATGCATGCGACCGACCGGCCCGCGGGGCCGATCTACCTGTGCGACGGAGAACGACCCCCGTGTCCGTCGCACACCTCGGCCCGCTCACGTAGCGGGCCTTTTTCTTCAGGAGCCCTCGATGCGCCATCTCGTGATGCTGCTGCTCGCCGCGGCGGCCCTCGCCCCGTTCGATCTGCCCGCACAGACCCCGCCCACGATGACGTTCTCGGCCGAGAACACGGTCGGCGACGTGTCGGTGACCCCGAAGCTCACCTGGTCGACCAGTCCCGCGGCCACGAGTTGCGTTGCCGGTGACGGCTGGAGCGGCACAAAGGCGGCCGCGGGCACCGAGACGCTGCCGGCGATCACGAGCACCGCGACGTACAGCCTGACGTGCACCTGGGCGGGCGACACGCGGGCCGTGCTGACCTGGACGAACGCGACTCAGAACGTCGACGGCAGCGCCTACAGCAATCCGAAGCTGATCCGGATTCGGTACGGCACATCCCAGGCCGCGCTGACGCAGGTGCAGGACGTGCTACCGCCGCCGGCGCCGACGCCAACGACGTACACGTTCAGCGGCCTCGCGGCGGGCACGTGGTACTTCACCGCGCAGTCGGTCAATTCGAACGATCTGGAGTCCGCGCCGACGAACGTCGTCTCGAAGACCCTCACCGCCGACACCGGCGTGCAGCGCCAGCTCGCGATCACGGTGCGCCCTGCGCCGAATCCGCCGGCAAATCTCGCCGTGCAGTGATGCATGCGGATACTTGTTTCTCGTCGTACCGTCGCCGCGCCGCCGGCGTGGGAGGGGGGTAGCGCGATCCTCGACGTGCCTGCCGTTCAGGGCCAGGCTTTCGATCTCGACGTTGCTGCGCTGGTGACCGGCGAATCGTCGATTGCCTTGCTGTCGGGCAGCGCGCCGGGGCTCACGTACAACCCCGCAACGATGCGCGTGACGGGCACGCCGACAGCGCTCGGCAGCAACGATCTCGTTCTCCGCGCCTACGACACGACGCCGGCGGCCGACTGGGCTGCGCGCACCAGCGCACCCGGCGTGCTCTGGGCGCATCGGTTCCAGTCCTCGACCGACGTAGAGCGTTGGCAGACCGCAACGCCGATGGCGGGTCAGACGTTCGAGGCCGGCCGCGGAATCATCGCGGGCGATGGGTGCTTGCGGCAGACCGTCTTGCAGCGCGCCGTCGCAGGCGGGGGCCCCGCGATTGCGTGGCGCCGACCGTTGCAGCCGCAGCCGGGCGACATCAACCAGCCAGGAGTGCCGGTCGGCTCGGGCGCGTCGTGCCTGACGATGTGGAACTCGGCGATCATGCACGGGATCATGCACCCCGACTACAACGGGGTCGCCGTCGGATCGCCTGCGCGCACAGGGGTCATGCTCGGCAGCGATCTGTACCTGCAGTTCCGCGTCCGCTACAGCCCGGGCCATTTCGCGAGCGGCATGCCGTACGCGAAGATGATGTACGTCACCTGCAACTACCAGGACCCGACGCAAGAGTACGTGCTGCGCTCGACGAGCTACATCGGCTCGAATCGCGCGCTGCCGACGATGTACACGTCGTTCGAGGCGCTGTTCAATTCGGGCCTCGAGGACCCGCAGAGCAGCGGACCGGGTTTCGGGCTGAAAGAGCCGGGCTACTCGGCAACCTGCGCAGCGAACAATCCTGCGGGCTGCTGGGTGTGGCCCGAGAACGAGTGGGTCACAGTCATGCTGCATCTGAAGCCCGGCCATCAGTACGGCTCGACAACCCTCGGCGATGCGGCGAACAACGGCTCGCGCGACACGCAGATCGAGATGTACGTGGCGCGCGCGGGCGAGACGAGCTACACGCGCATCTTCTCGAAGCTGAACTACGTGTGGGTATTCGACGACGGCTCGCAGAACGGGTCATCGCCGGCAAGCCGGCATCCGTACGGTTGGACGTGGATGCAGTTCAATCCCTACACCGGAGGCGCACAGTGGGCCGCGCAGCCCGCAGACACGTGGAACGAATTCGATCAGCCGATTGCATCGTTGCAGCCGATCGCTTGCCCGCAGGTCTGAGCCGTGGCCTACGCTGACAAGACGATCAGAATCACGGTCAGCTCTGCGGCGGCGGTGGCGCCGAACACGGTGCTTGCCGTCGGCACGAACTTTGCGCAGGACGCAAGGCCGCCGAGCGGATACAGCGCAGGCGAGTGGGGCGTGGCGCTGTTCCGGCCGTATTCGGGCGGGGCCTTCGTGCCGGGCTGGGGGACGCACGGCGCGTTCGCGATGTTCGGGCACGGTGGCCACAGCGACGATGGCACTGTGGACGGCGTGCTCTTCGACTTCGCGGACTACACGTGGAAGTGCCTGCTGAACACGAACGGGGCGCCGCACAATCACCGTGCGGCGTGGACGCCGGCCGAGACGGACGGCGCGCCGTACTATGCGATCAGCGGCACCGGCGGATCAGTCCCCGCGCCCTACCACACGTACCGGATACCGGTAGGTGTTGGGTCGGACCTGATTGTGCCGATGCTGTCGTACCCGCTGAATCCGGTTACTGCGGCCATTGGTGCGTGGCGTTGCCGACTGAACTACGCGACACAGGATTGCACGTGGTCGCGGCTCACGACCGACGATGTCCAGAGCTACTACGGGCTCGGCGGTGGCGACGAGGAATGGACGCAGGCGCACTACGACCCGACACGCGGCAGGGTGTGGTTTCCGTCGCGGCGCTTTGCGGAGACGAACACGCTCCCGTCATTCCGTCCTGGCACGGACTCGACGTGGACGACCAGTTCGTACAGCACGATCACGACGGCTGCGCAGCAGAACGGATCGACGCGCGGCAACCTGATCCTTGACACCACGCGGGATTGCTTCTGGTGCCTCGGCGCGAACGGCACGCTGTATCGCATGAACCTGGCGAACCCGCCGGGATCGATGACGTGGGCGTCGCAGTCGTCGAGCGGCCTTGCATCGGTCATCGGTGCTGACAGCAGGCAGTCCACGCGCTGGCACGAGTACCCGATCGCAGATGGTGGCGATGGGTGCTTCTACACGCACACGACGCCCGGAGTCAGTCGGCTTGCGAAGTTCGACCCGACGACGGGCGCATTCAGCTTCGAGACGATAGACAACGGGCCGACGCTGCCGTCATGGGCTACGGCTTATCCGGGCCATTACTCGAGGTTTTTCTACGTGCCGGCACGCAAGTGCTTTGCATGGATTCCCGACTTCAATCTATCGGTGTACTTGCTCCGGCCATGAACTTCGTCCTGATCCCGCGAAACGGCAGCACGAGCATTGTGAGCGCGCTTGGGTTGCACCACGAGCACAAGCGTGCGTCGGAAGTGCCGGGGCCTCGCGCGGCGGTCGTGCGTCATCCGGCCGAGCGTGCGCGGAGCGCGTACAAGCTCGCGCTGACGAATCCGCATTCGCTCGCAAAGGCGTGCCTCGGCGACGCCAAGACGTTTCGCGAGTTCCTGCATCGCGACAACCTGCTGACGTGGCCGCAGTCGTACTGGCTCGACGCACCGGTGGACTTGCTGATGCGCTTCGAGACGCTACCGGAGGAATTCGAGCGGCACTTTGGCGAGCCGCTGCCGCAGATGAACGAGTCGGCGGACATCGACGTCGGCGACGATGACTGCGCCGACCTGATCGCGACGCTGTACCGCGAGGACTTCGCGAGATTCGGCTATGTCGCTTAGGTTCGCGGCCGTTTCAGGCTATGCGCGCCTCACTGGCGCCGCAGCCCTCGGAAACAGCACGAGTGGCACGCTGCTCGGCTTGTATCGCAAAGAGGACTCGACAGCCGACCGGGATATCTTTGGCCTGACTCGCTCCGGCGGCGGCGCTGTCGTGCGTATTGGTGCGGCTGGTCAGATCAAGGGCGGGTACACGCAGAATGCGTCGGCGTTCGGCACGTACAACGTGTCGACCAATACTTACGTGGGTCTGGCGCTGACGCTGACGGATTCGGCCGTCCAGATCTATGCATACGATGGGAGCGCGGTCACGCTGGTCGTGACCGACAGCACATTCTTCGCAGCCACCAATCTCACCACGATCTATGTTGGGGACCAAGGCCCGTGGGGCGATGGCGCGATCGGCTGTTACAGGTATTTGCGGTACTGGCCGCGCATCCTGACCAGCGCGCAGATTCTGGACGAGCTCGAGATGGTGCCGGACTCTGGCACGCCAGCCGCTGACACGACGAACCTGCGCGGCTCGTGGCTGCTGCCGGATGCGACGACGGCGACGGACCTAAGCGGCGTCGGCAACACGCTGACGATCTCGGGCGGCTCGACTTCGAGCGATGAGCCGAGCATCGGTGGTGGCGGCGGATCGGTGCTACCACTACCGCAGCGGCCGCCCAACATGTTCATGAGGATGTGAAATGCTGAAATACAACGTCCCCATCGAGAACGCGGACCTGACGAACGCGGCTCAGGACATCATCGTCCTGAACCCCGCGCGCTCGATCGCGGTCTACGAGCTGCGGCTATGGTCGAATGTCACGACGGACGTGTTCGCGCGCCTGCTGTGGCTGAAGCGCTCGACGGCGGGCAGCGGGGGTGGGACCGCTATCACGCCGCAGCCGATCGACGATCTGAACACGAAGGCGGCGGAGTTCACCGCGACGCCGTTCGTGACGACGCCCGGTACGCTGGTCGCGGGGTCCACACGCAAGCCGGTGCTCTGGAACATGCGATTCCCGCTCGAGATCGTGTTCCTGCCGGAAACCCGGCTGAAGGTCGCGGATGCTGCGCAGTTCCTCGCGCTCAACTTCGCATCCGCGGACATCACGAGTACGCGCAAGGTCTCTGGCTGGCTGGACGTCGAGGAGTATTGATCCATGTCACAGGCTTCCAACTATCTCGAGGGGGCGCTCTACAACCACGTCCTGCGCGCCATCAACTACACGCCGCCGGTCAATGTGTACATGGCGCTCTTTGGCACGACCGCCTCGCTCGCGCTACTCGAGGCGGGCACGCTGACGGGCGAGGTGGCGGTCGGCAGCTATGCGCGCCAGGCGGTGACCTTCGGCGCGCCGGCCGCGCGCGCGATCACGAACAGCGCGCAGATTCAGTACCCGGTGCTCTCGGCGGACTACCCGAACCCGGTGCGGTTCTTCGCCTTCATGGACGCCTCGACTGCGGGCAACGTGTTGTCCTACGGCCAGTTCGACTCGGACCTCACGTTCGTGACCGGCAACCAGCCGACTTTCGCCGCGGGTCTGATGCAGGTGAATTTCGCCGCGGGCAGCCCGTTCTCGGACTACCTCGCGCACGCGCTGCTGAATCACACGTTCCGAAACACGGCATACACCTCGCCGACCGTGCGGGTGGCGCTCTTCGGCACGACCGCATCCGTAGCGAATCTCAAGGCGGGTACGTTGACGGGCGAGGTATCCGGCAACGCCTACGCCCGCAAGCCCGTCACGATCGGTGCGCCGACCGATGGCGCGGGATCGAACTCGGCCGAGGTGCTGTTCGATCAGGCGACGCCGGCCGGCTGGGGCACGGTGCGATTCATGGCGCTGATCGACGCGCTGACGGCGGGTAACGTGCTCGCAGCGAACCAGCTCACCTCCGACCTCGTGGTGAACACGAACAACACCCCCCGCCTGCCGATCGGATCGTTGCAGGTCTCGGTGCAGTGAGCTGACCGATGCGCTACGTCACGCCGGGCATCTACCGACGCGAGACGGTCGTCGTCCCAACGACGCGGCCGTACTCGAGCACGCTGTTCGTGCAGACCGGCGGCATGTCGGTTCTCGGTGGTGCGCTGCTCGCGGCGCTCTCGCTGGTCTCGTCTGGCGGTGCGTCTTCGATCAACGGCTCGCTGGATTCGCCGACAGACTTCGTCATCGAGGTCAATGCGGACTCGACGCTCGGCGGTTCGCTGGCTGCGGCGCCTTCCGCCGCAGGGCCACAGCAGACGCAGATCACCGGATCGATCACCGGGACGCTGTCGCTGGTCACGCAGGCCGGTGGTGGGTCGAACATCAACGGCTCGCTGGCAGCTCAGCCGCTGGCCTACGGTCAAGGCGCGTCGACGATCACCGGCAACCTGACGCCGGTCCCGAAGGTCTACGGTTCGGGGGTTTCGAGCTTGGGCGGCTCGCTGGCGCCGACGCCAGTTGCCTCGACGCCAGGTCGATCGACGATCGGCGGGTCGCTGCTGGCTGGGGCGAGCATCATCGGTGCTCAGGCGTCCCAGCTCGGCGGCTCGCTGGCCGCTTCGCTCACGCTGCTGACGGTTTCGTCCGGCTCGAGTCCGCTCGGTGGCGATCTCACAGCCGCGCTGCGCGTGGAGCCGGCAGCGGCGAGTTCTATCGGTGGCACGCTCTCGGCTTCGATCGGGATCACCTCTGGCGCATCGACGATCAGCGGCACGCTTACGGCGACGCTGGATCAGATCGCGGCTGGGCCGACGGTGCTGCCTTCGCGAATTCGGTTCGACGTCCCATCGCGCAATCCGGTGAAGTTGAACTCATGACCGGCATGGCATTGATTGACCCAGGCGATGAGGTGCTGATCGAGGTTGACTGGAACGACTTCCTTCCTTCTGGGATCGGATTGGCCGGCGACGTCGTTCACGCCGTGCCGCTGCCACTCGTCAAGATTAGCGAGGTCACTGATACGATTCAGGCGCTATCTCAGGTAAAGGTCAGGGGCGCTCAGCACGGGGCTCTGTACATGATAGAGGCGCAAGCCACATTGACGAACACAGAGATCGTCAATCGCCAGTTCCCTGTGCGCTGCTTCAATGGCTGATGCGAGGGCAATTAAAGCGCTCGGGTTTCGTGTGTCACCAGCCAAGCTGGTGCGCGTCAAATCGATGAGTACACAAGAGCAGAGACTCACAGGCCGCCGACGCCAGGAACGCAATGCTCGCGTTCTTCGCGCGCACCCGCTCTGTGTTCAATGCCAGTTGCGTGGTGACGTTCAAGCCGCGGTCGAGGTGGATCACGTCGTGCCGCTGCATCTGGGAGGCAAGGAGGACGACGCCAATCTGCAGGGGCTATGCAGAGCGTGCCATGCAGCCAAGAGCGCGGACGAATCGAGAGCGCGAGGGGTGCTCGAGTGATTGTTTCAAATGCGCAGGGGTAGGGGGTCAAATGTCTACCGCCTTTGCCTTGGACACCGACGCCCCTCGCACGGAGAGAGTTTTTTTCACCCCATTGCGTCACGGGTGAGTCAATTTCTGTACAGAAATTCATGGGCAAGAAGCGCGGCCGAAAACAATTGAAGTTCAGCGACGCCACCCGACGTCGAGTCGAGATAGCGGCCGGGGGTGGAATCTCCCAGGAGCAGATCGCGCTGATGCTCGGAATCAGTCGAACCACGCTGCTCAAGCATTTCGAGCACGAGCTCGGGGCCGGTGCGCTCGCCCGGCGCGAGGAAGTACTAGCCGCCATGTACCGCGCCGCGAAGAAGGGTTCAACGGCATCAGCGCGGCTCTACCTGACGCATACCCAAGGCAAGTTCTCCGAGCAGGAGATCGAAGAGCAGCCTGTCCGCCCATCACCTGAAGGGAAGAAGGCACAGGCGCAGGCCGCAGCGAAGACTGCACAGCACGGAACGGAATGGGAAGACTTGCTCAAGCCGCCGCCATCGATCCAATAGCGTGGGATCTGTCCTGCCGCGACTGGCCGGAGCGCTTGCGCACGGGTCGATCGCTGGTACCAGATCTGCCGATCGATCGCGTCAGCGGCGACCGGGCCGTCGCGATCTTCAACAAGTTGCGCCTGGCGGACGTGCCGGGTACGCCGACTATGGCCGAAGCGGGCGGGGAGTGGTTCCGCGATATCGTCCGCGCACTGTTCGGGTCGATAGATCCGAAGACTCGAATGCGGATGATTCGCGAGCTGCTGTTGCTCGTGCCGAAGAAGAACGCGAAGACGACGAACGGCGCGCTGCTGATGCTCACGGCGTTGCTGCTGAATGAGCGGCCGCGCGGCACGCTGATCATGGCCGCGCCGGTGCAGGACGTGACTGAGATCGCCTTCGACGCGGTCGCAGGTGCGATTGCGCTCGATCCGGTGCTCGACAAGAAGCTGCACGTTCGCGATCACCTGAAGAAGATCACGCACCGGGAGACGAAGGCCGAGCTGCAGATCATGACCTTCGACCCGGCGGCACTCACCGGCCAGAAGGTGCTGGCCGCGCTGCTCGATGAGATCCACGTCGTGGCGAAAATGGCGAAGGCCCCGAGCGCGGTGCGGCAGCTCCGGGGCGGCATGTTGCCGTTCCCCGAGGCGTTCGCGGTCTTCATTACGACGCAGAGCGAGGAACCACCCGCGGGCGTTTTCGCCGCGGAGCTGCAGAAGGCGCGCGACATTCGCGACGGAAAAATCCAGGGCGCCATGCTCCCGGTCCTCTATGAATTCCCGCGCGAGATGCAGCAGACGCGGGAGATCTGGTCGAACCCGGACAACTGGCCGATGGTCACGCCCAATGTCGGGCGCTCGATCACGATCGCTCGACTCGAGCAGGAGTTCGAGACGGCGAAGAATACCGGCGAGTCGGAACTTCGCGCGTGGGCTTCGCAGCACCTGAACGTCGAGATCGGTCTTGCGCTGCATTCAGATCGGTGGGTGGGCGCCGATTTCTGGGAGCAGCGCGAGCCAGAGCGACTGCAGATCGAACAGCTACTCGATCGTAGCGACGTCGTAACGATCGGGATCGACGGCGGCGGACTCGACGACATGCTCGGGCTCGCGGTGCTCGGCCGTGAGGAGGGCAGCGGTCGGTGGCTGTTGTGGACGCACGCCTGGTTGCACCCGATCGCGCTCGAGCGCAGGAAGGCGAACGCTGACCGCTACCTCGATTTTCAGCGAGACGGCGATCTGACGATCGTTTCGAGTATCGGCGAGGACGTCGAGCAGGTCGCAGACCTGGTCGAGCAAGTGGAGGCTTCGAGGCTACTGGACAAGATCGGCGTCGACCAGGCCGGAATCGGAGAAGTTGTCGATGCAATCGTGGCCAGGAAGATCGAGTTCGATCGCATCGTCGGCATTCCTCAAGGCTGGCGGATGGTGGGCTCGATCAAGACCACCGAGCGGCGTTTGGCGGAAGGGATGCTCGTGCACGGAAATCGACCGCTGATGAACTGGTGCGTCGGGAATGCTCGTGTAGAGCCAAGGGGTAACGCGGTGATCATCACGAAGCAGGCGGCTGGGTCTGCCAAGATTGACCCGCTGATGGCCACGTTCAATGCCGTCGCGTTGATGTCGCTGGCCCCTCAACCACGCAAGTCCTTCTGGGAGCAGTAGGTGGCGTTGCGCGACTGGCTGTCCCGCGCCTTGAACAGGCGGTCGGACAATCAGAAAACAGATTCGCTTGAGCTGTTCCGCGAGGTCTACGGCGGCTGGGGCAGCGTGTGGGCGAACAAGGACGTTTCGCTCACGACGACGCTGCAGGTCGCGACGGCACTGGCCTGCGGCAGGGTGATCGCCGAGTGCATCGCGTTGCTGCCGTGGAAGGTGATGCAGCGCGCCGGGCGCGAGATCGCCCCCGCGACGCAGCACCCGCTCTACGACAAGCTCGCCATCGAGCCGAATCCGCTGCAGACCGCGTTCGAGTTTCAGGAAACGATGGGTTTGCACCTGGCGTTCACCAACAACGCCTACGTGTGGGCGCCCACCGTTGCAGGCCGTATCGACGCGCTCTGGCTGCTCGAGCCCGGCTGGGTGACCTGCAAACATCGATGGCCGGACCTGCCGACCTACGAAATTCGTGTCGACGACGGCCGGACGTTGTCGCTGACGTCGAACGATGTCTGGCACGTACGCGGGCCCTCGTGGTCGAGCTATGTCGGGCTTCCGTTCATGCAGCTCGCGCGGCAAGCCCTGGGCCTTTCGATGGCGCTCGAGGAAGGTCAGGCGCGGTTGCAGACGAACGGCGTGCGGATGCCCGGGTACCTTTCCGTGGAGGGCAGCCTCGCCGACGACCAGCACAAGAAATTGATGGGCTGGCTCGAGAAGTACCACACGGGCACCGAGAACGCCGGGCGGCCGATGGTGCTCGATCGAGCGGCGAAATGGCTCGCGACCGCGATGTCCAATGTCGATGCGCAGCTTCTCGAGCAGCGACGGTTTGCGGTGGAGGAAGTCTGCCGTTTCATGCGCGTGTTGCCGATCATGGTCGGTCATACCGACAAGACGGCCTCGTACGCGAGTTCCGAGCAGATGTTCCTGGCGCATTCCATGTACACGGCGGCCCCATGGGCGCGCCGCCTCGAGCAGAGTGCCGACAAGCGGCTGATCGGCAAGGCGGATCGTGCGCGCGGCTACTACTCGAAGCTGAATGAGAAGGCGATGCTGCGCATGACCGCACGCGACCAGGCCGAATTCCTGGCGCGAATGGTGCTGTCCGGAATCTACGTGCGAAACGAGGCGCGCGAAGTCATGGACCTCAATCCGTTGCCTGGCCTGGATGAGCCGCTCGCGCCGGCAAATACCTTCGCCGGTAACCCGCCAGCGCCGACTGACCCTGCGGCGGGCGATGGCAAGACCACCGGTTCCTCGGAAGGAGATGCGGAATGAAGCTCGAGCACATGCGCTGCGGGCTGGAGCTGAAGTTCACCGGAAGCGATGACGGCGCGCGCGTGGGCACGTTCAAGGGCTACGGCGCCGTCTTCAACAACGTGGACCAGGGCGGCGATATCATCGCGCCCGGCGCGTTCAAGGCGACGCTTAAGGAATGGCGTGGCCGCGGCAAGCGGCCCAAGATGCTGCTGCAGCACGGCGGCTTCTTCGGTCCGGCTGAGGATGGCATTCCCATCGGCAAGTACACGGAGATGGAGGAGGACGAGAAGGGCCTCTATCTCGAGGGCGAGCTCTTCGCGCTCGATACGCAGAAGGGCAAGTACATCTACGAGGGTGTGAAGTCCGGCGAGCTCGACGGCTTGTCGATCGGTTACGAGGTCGTCGACGTGACGCTCGGGCGCAAGCCGGAAGAGCCGCGTCGCACGCTCAAGAAACTGAACCTCTTCGAGGTCTCGATCGTGACCTTCCCGATGAACCGCAAAGCGACGGTGGAATCGGCGAAGGCGATCGAGCACCTCCAGAATCTCGCTGACGCCGAAACCTACCTGCGTGACGCTTGTGGGTTCTCGCGCCAGCAAGCCGTGGCCTTTGTGTCACGGGTCAAGCGCCTGCGTCCGAGCGATTCGGAGACGGCCAAGGTGGTTGAGGTCAATGCCATTGGCGCTCAACTGATGTCACGAATCCGCAACTACAGGTGATGCATGGAACCCATTGAAGAGCTCAAGCAGACGTGCGAGCAGATCGGTCGCGCGTTCGAGGAATTCAAGACCGAGAACAACAAGCTGATCGCCAAGGGCGTGCGCGACGCGCTCGCCGAGGCGAAGCTCGACAAGCTCGGCCAGTCGATCGACGATCTGACCGGCAAGAAGGAGGACCTCGAGAAGCGCATCAAGCTCGAGGGAGAGGCGCGCGAGGAACTCGAGCGCAAGGTCAACCTGCTGCGCGTGCAGGGCACGGGCAAGAGCGACGACATCGAGCAGAAGGCGCTCGGTGAGTTCAACGCGCAGATCAAGTCTCTGGCGCGCGAGCGCGGCCAGGCGGTTCCCGATGACGTCCCGCTCGAGGGCTTCCGGGCCTACAAGAGCGCCTTCGCGAAGCACATGCGCAAGGGCCGCGACATCCTGTCGTCGGACGAGGTGAAGGCCCTGCAGGTCGGCGTCGACGCAGATGGCGGCTACTATGTGCCGGCGGACACGACGGGCCGCATCGTTACGCGCGTGTTCGACCTGTCGCCGATCCGCGCGATCGCGGCCGTGCAGCCGATCAGCAGCGATCGCCTCGAGGGCATCGCGGATCTCGACGAGGCCGGAGACGGCTGGGTCGGAGAGACCGAAACTCGAGCGGACACGAAGACGCCGCAGATCGGCAAGTACGAGATCGTGGCGTACGAGCAGTATGCGCAGCCCAAGGCGACGCAGAAGCTGCTCGACGACGCGTCGGTCGATATCGAGGGGTGGCTCTCCGCGAAGGTGGCGGATCGCTTCGCGCGTCGCGAAGGCACGGCGTTCGTGGTCGGCACCGGCGTCGCGAGCCCGAAGGGCTTCGCGATGTACGCCACGGCGGCCACGGCGGATGCCTCGCGGGCCTGGGGCACGCTCGAGCACGTCAGCACTGGGGTGAACAGCGATTTCGCTGGCAGCAACCCGGCGGACATCCTGTTCGACGTGGAGGGCGCCTTCAAGCCGGCGTACCTCAACGGCGCGAGCTGGGTGACGCGTCGCTCGGTGATCACCAAGATCCGCAAGTTCAAGGGCACCGACAACAACTACCTGTGGCTGCCCGGCCTCGCCGCAGGCAAGCCCTCGACGCTGATCGGGTATCCGATCGTGATGGCGGAGGACATGCCGGCTCTCGCCGCCGGTTCGCTGTCGCTCGCGCTCGGGAACTTCAAGGAGGGCTACCAGATCGTGGACCGGCTCGGCATCCGCACGCTGCGCGATCCGTACACCGACAAGCCCTACGTGAAGTTCTATTCGATTCGTCGCGTCGGCGGCGGCGTCGTGAACTTCGAGGTGATCAAGTTCGTTCGCTTCGGCACCTGATCCTGGGCGCCACGGACTGACCATCGATCACTACCCTTGCGCGGCCGCCACGAGGCGGCCGCTGTCCTTTCAGGAGACTCTCATGCGAGACCTTTGCACGAATGTCCAGCTCAAGCGCATGTACTCGCCGGCCGCCGGTGCCGGCGACAACACGGCGCGCGTGTCGCAGATCGTGGACCGACAGGGCTACGACTCGATGCTGATCGGCATCCTTCTCGGCTCGGTGCCGGATGCGGACGCGACCTACACCGTGCTCGTCGAACACGGCGATGCCGCGAACCTGAGCGACGCCGCGGCCGTGCCGGATGCCGAACTCATCGGCTCTGATCCGGCGAGCGCCTCGACGCCCGAGGTGCAGGCGGGCTTCACGTTCGCTGCGGACGACCAGGTGCGCAAGATCGGCTATCGCGGCAACAAGCGTTACGTGCGCGTGACCGTGACGCCGGCGGCCAACACCGGCGCCGAGCTCATGGCGATCTTCGCCCTGCTCGGACGGGCCGAGCAGAAGCCGGTGATTCAGGCCGCGGCCTGACCTCTGGCGGGGCAGTCGCGAGACTGCCCCGCTACCTACTCGGAGGTTGCATGGGTCTAGCACTCGTCGCCGGGCCGGCTCTCGAGCCGGTCTCGATTGCGGAAGCTCGCGCGCACTGCCGCATCGATCTCGACGATCCGGACACCAACGCGCTGCTTGCCGGCTACATCCTCGCGGCGCGTCAGCACGTTGAGGTGTACACACGCCGGGCGCTGATGCAGCAGACGCTGGATCTGACGCTGGACGATCGCTGGCCCACGGAGCGCATCAACGGATGTTGGCGCCATCGCATTGTGCTGCCGCATTCGCCGATGATGAGCGTCGCCGCCATCAGCTACGTGGATCAGCTAGGCACAGCGCAGACCCTTTCCACTGACCAGTATCAGGTCGCGAAGTCTGACACTGGCGAATGGGTGATTCAGCCTGCATATGGCGTGAACTGGCCCGGTGTTCGCGAGCAGATGGCGGCGATCACCGTTCGCTTCGTTGCAGGCTACGGCACGAATCCGGGCGATGTCCCGGAGCCGATCCGCCAAGCCATGCTGTTGCTGATCGGGCAGTGGCACGAGAATCGCGAGGCGGTCATCACGGGAACCATCGTCGCCGAAATGCCGCTCGGTGTTGAGGCGCTGCTCTTTCCGTTCCGGGTCTTCTACTGAGCCGTTTTGCAGCGACCCTCGTAGATGATCCCGCCAGAGACGGTTTGCCGAGACTGGATCTCCCAGCCTTCCCCGCACCATTGAGCCTTGCCCATCTCGCTGGCCAGCAGGGACAGGATCGTCTCCTCGTCGGCTTTGCGCGGATTGATGACGAAGCGCCATGTGCGCGAGCCATCGGCCTGCTGCATGGGCATGAACTGCATGATGGGAAGCGCCAGGTCGAACACTTCTCCTGCGATCGCGGGCGAGACCCCGAGCATGCAGATGGCGATAGCCGAGAACTTGAGCATTGCGATTCCCCCTTCCGGCTACGGTAGCGCAGCCATCGGGCGGTGGCAAAGTCAGCGCGTCCAACACTTTGAGGTATCACCATGTCCCTGAATGTCCAAGCCTTGCTCTCGCTCGAAGGCGCCCACACACGTGGCATCGATCTCGGCGAAGCGCGATTCCCGATTGGGATCGTCAAGAACTTCAACCTGACCGACGGCGTTGGCGCTGGCCAGATCGATCGCATGTTCAGCGATCGGCGCACGCTGGCCGCATCGGGCACCGAGGATCTGGATCTGGCGGGCGCGTTGACCGACTCGTTCGGTCTCGCGGTCACCTTCGCCAGGATCAAGCTGATCTACGTCGCGGCGCTCGCGGCCAACGTGAACGATGTCAACGTGACGCGCGCTGCGGCCAACGGTGTGCCGCTCTTTCTGGCCGCGGGCGACGGCCTGCCGATCAAGCCAGGCGGAGCATTCATGTGGGTCGCGCCGAATGCCACGGGCGTCCCGGTGACGGCGGCGACCGCCGACTTGCTCACGTTCACGAACGCCGCCGGCGGCGCGCCAGTGACGTATGACGTGATCATCCTTGGCGCAAGTGCGTGAGCCAGATCGGCCGGCTGCGCGAGAAGATCTGGGTCCAGCAGCGCGACCCCGCGGCGGCCGCGAACGACTTCAACGAACCGGCCGATGTCTGGATCGATGTCCTGACGAATGTCTGGGCCTCCGTTCTCGCTCTGAGTGGTCGCGAGTACGTGGCGGCTCAGCAGACTCAGACGATCCTCACGCACCAGGTCGAGATGCGTCGGCCGAACGTTCAGGTGACGCCGCAGCATCGCGTGAAGTGGATCGAGACGCTGCCGGGCGGCACGCGGATCACGCACTACCTGGACATCAAACACATCGTGCCGCTCGAAAAGCGCCGCGGTTACATCCAGCTTCAATGCGTGGAACATGGCTGACAGCTTCTCCGTCGAGATCGAGGGGCTGAAGGAGGTCGACGAGAAGCTGACCCTGCTCGGCGCCGTCGCGGGCGAGAAGGTGGTGCGCTCGACGCTCTTTCAGGCCGCCAAGCCGACGATGGAGAGCACCAGGGCGGCCGCGACGAGTATTCAGCGGTCGGGCGCCCTTGCGAAGGCGATTCGCAGGGTCTACGTCCGTGACCCTGAGACGCGCGGCCGTTCAGCGTTGGCCGGCGGGTCGCGGTTCGTGGTGGCCGTGGCGCCGAAAGCAAAGGACCAGGTCGCGGTCGCGCTGGCGAACCTCGTCTACCGTCGGAAGCGTCCCATTCGAGGCGTGTACTGGGGGCACTTCGTCGAGTGGGGATTCACGGTCTGGCGCACCGGCCGAAAGGTGGCCGGACGCGGCATCTTCACGGCCGTCGGCCGTGCCAAGGCGGCGGATGCCATCGCCATCTTCGATCGTCTGATCCGTCGCAACGTCGATCGGGCGCTGCGCCGCCAGAAATCGGAATAGGTCAGCCATGAGCCTCGAAAGTGATCTGATCCAGCGCGTGATCGCGATGGGTACGCTGGCCGGCGCCAAGGTCTATGACCGACAGGTGCCGCAGGGTGTGCAGACGCCATTCGTGGCGCTGACCAAGATATCCGGTAACACACCTACGACCCTCGACGGCAGGGCCCTGCTGTCTCGCGCGACGGTGCGCGTCGCCATTTTCGGCCGTTCGGCGACGGACGAGCAGAGCATTGCGGCGGTAGTACGAGCAACCTTCAACGGATTCCGCGGATTCATCGGGGCGACGCGAGTGAACTCGCTGCGCGTCGAGGATGCCGCAGCAGAGGTCGCGCTCAGCGACGGTGACAACGTGGTCAAAGGCACGGGCCTCGACCTTTTCTTCCTCTATCAGGAGACCTGATCCATGACGTACTTTGCAGGCCAAGGCACGATCCTTCGGCGCGGCCAGGCATCGGGCGCGAGCCTGCCTGCTCCCGGCGCCGACACGTTTGACGTGGTCAACCTCGTCGGCACGCTCAAGCTGCCCGATGACGTGCGCAAATCGAGTGAGTTTCCGACCCTCGACTCGCCGGACCCGCGCAAAGTGGGTGGCGGGTTCGAAGGACGGGTGTGTTCCTTCCGTCTCGTATTCGATACGGCCGATCCGATCCATCTCGCGATGAAGCAGACGGATGCCAAGGCGGCCAGTTCCACGACCGCGCGTCGTAACTGGCAGGTTGTGCTGCCCGACTCCGGTGCCTACCAGCTCGACTTCGTGGGTTACGTCCAGAAGTGGGAGTGGGAGGAGATCGAAGGCGAGAAGGAAGCGGCCGCGCGCGTGGAGATTGCGATCGACGGCACGATCACGGAGACGGCATGAACCGGGATGAGATGAAGGCGGCCATGCTCGCCTATCGAAAAGAACTCGTGCGGGTCGAGACACCGGAGCTCCCGGACGTCGAAGTCTTCGTTCGCAGCCTCGACGCCGGCGAGCGGCTGGTGCTCGAGGATCTGCGCAAAGACGGCGGGCTGCTCGGCGATCACGAGTTCACGTATCTCGGTGCGCGTGATGCGAAGGGCGAGCGGTTCTTCACGCCGGATGAAGCGCGCACCCTCGACGGCGCACTGGCCGGCCGAATTGCCAAGGCTGTGCTCGAGGTGAGCGGACTCGCCAGCGGCGCGCAGGAGAGTGCGGCAAAAAAATCCGAGAGCAGCCCGAGCTGAGGTTCGCGCTGCTCTTGTCACAAGCGTACGGCTGGACACTCGATGAGCTCGGCACCCGCATGAGTTCGCGAGAATTCATGCAGCGCTTCGTGCACTGGCAGCTCGAGCCCTGGGGGCCGATGGCGGATGCATGGCGGGCTGGAGTTGTGGCGGCCACGGTGGCGAACTGCACGCCGCGAAAGCGCGGATCGAAGGCGCTGAAGCCCGGCGATTTCTATATCGATCCCTATGCGTCGGAGTCCCGCTCGGACGACCTGACACCTGAGCAGCGCGCGTTCCTCGAACGGAAGAAACTGAAGAAGGCCCATGGCAAGCGCCGGTGACGTAACCATCAACTTTGCCGCCGAGACGGCCAAGTTCACGGCGGAACTGAAGAAAGTCCGCGGCGAGCTGAATTCGCTGCGCGGCGCAACGGCCAGCATCAGCCGCCAGATGCGCACGGCCGGGCAGGCCATTCTCGGGGTCTTCTCCGGTGCGGCCCTGGTCGCCGGAATCCGCGCCGTGGTGCAGGCGACGACCGAGAGCGAGCAGGCGATCGCGCAACTCGACTCCGCGCTGCAGTCGGCTGGAACGCGCGCCGGGGTGACCTCGTCGCAGCTTCAGGCCTTTGCGACGCAGATGCAGCGGACGAGCACCTTCACGGACGAAGCTGTGCTCGGCGTCGAGACGCTGCTGCTGTCGTTCCGAGGCCTCTCGGGTGACACCATCACGCGAGCCACGGCCGCGGTGCTTGACCTCTCGACGCGCATGGGCACGGACCTGCGCAGCTCGTCGATCGCGGTGGCAAAGGCGCTGTCCGATCCCGAGCGCGGCCTCACAGCCCTGACGCGCGCCGGTGTGCTGTTCAGCGAATCGCAGAAAGACCTGATCAAGAACCTGGTCGATACGGGCCGGCTTGCGGACGCCCAGGGTCTCATTCTGCGGGAGCTGGAGGGGCGCTTCGGCGGTGCGGCGGCCGCTGCGCGAAACACCCTCGGCGGGGCGCTGACAGCCGTCAAGAACAATTTCGGCGATCTGCTCGAGGGCGACAAGGCGAGCATGAAGGGCATGGTCGTCGGCCTCAACAATCTCGCCGACACCCTCACCTCTCCCGAGATCAAGGCGGGATTCGCCGGTCTCATCCAGAGTATCGCCGCGGTGGGGACGGCCGCGGCCAACTCAATCGGCTGGCTGGTGCGATTTGGCGATGCCGCAGGACGTGCGGCCGCACGCGGCCTTGTGCGAGATGCCGACCTGACAGCGGCGCAGGTGCTCAGCAAGGAGCTACGCAACGCCGAGACCATCTATACGCGGCACAAGACCTCCGGCTTCTTCACGGACGATCAGCTTGCCGAAGAGCAGGCCTACATCGAAACGCTGAAGCAACGCATCCAACTGGCGGAGCGCGCGCAAGAGCTGGCCGTTGCACCACGCAACCCTCGCGGAGGCGGCCGTCCCGGTGGCGGCCGAGGAGTGCCATCGACGCCCGACCTGATCACGGCGGACCCGTCGCTCGAGCAACTGCAACTCCTGCAGTCCATTTCCGAGCAACGTCTTGCCATCACGCAGCGCGAAGGCGAGGAGCAGTGGAAGATCCTCGAGGAGACGGCCGCCCGTCGCGAAGCGTTCGATCAGGAGCAGCTCGCCCGCGCCACCTCGATCAGTCAGCAGCGCCTCGCGATCACGATGCGAGAATTCGACGAGAACAGTCGGATGCTCGCCGAGCAGCAGGCACTGGACGAGCAGTACCAGCAGGCCAAGCTGCAACTTCAGCAGGACACGGTGAATGCCGGTATCGGGTTGCTGCAGTTCATGGCGCAGAAGTCGAAGACAGCCGCGGTCGCGCTCATCCTGATCAATCGCGGGCTCATGATCGCGCAAACGATCCAGAGCACGGCCGCGGCGGTCATGAAAGCGTTTGCGGTCTATGGACCAACGCCTGCCGGTTATGCCGCCGCCGCGTCCATGAAACTGATTGGCGCAATCCAGGTCGGGCTTATCGCTGCCACGGGTGCGCTGGAGATCGGTGCGGTACGTGGCGGCGACAGCAACCGCGCGGTGGGACCCGGGACGCCGAACAACCCTCTGCACACCGATGCCGTGAGTGAACCGAGCGGAAGCACCGACCGCGGCAGCACGCAGGTTTTCATCAACGGCGTCGTGACGCGCGAGGTGATCGATCAACTGCTGGACGGTCTGCGCGACGGCTTCGGGCGGGATATCGTGATTATCCCGGCCGGCAGCGCCCAAGCGCGCGTGATTCTGGAATCCTGATCATGGCATGGGTGAGCTACATCGCGCGCCGTCAGCTCGCGCCAAGCCACTTCGCGGGAACGACGTACTCGCTGCCGCTGCGCCTGACCGAGATCACGCCGCCGTCGGGTGGGGCATTGAAGACCACGCAGGAATCGATGGACGGCAGTATCGAAACGCTCTACTTCGGACGCAGGCGGGTGTGGGGGATCACTCTCGCGCCCGTGCAGATTCACCTGGCGGCCGAACTCTACGAGTTCCTCGAATCGACCGATGACGGCCAGTTGTTCACCTTCGATCCATATGGCTCCGAAGAAGTCCCAGTCCGCCTCCTCAATGTGATGCGCGCCGACGACGGGTACACCGAGAGCACCTTCCAGAGGGAGGGCAAAGGCGGCCATACCGACTGGGTCACGCTCGGCTTCACGGTGCGCGAGCAGTGAGGGTCGATAGCCTCCAGTTCGCGAGCGCGAACGAAGCGGCGGATAAGCGCCCGCGGTTCGTGGTCGCGATCCTGTTTGACGTGGGCTCGCTCTACATCACCTCGCACGACGACATTCCGAGCGTGCCGGGGATCGTGCTGAACTCTGCGCTGAAGGCGCCATCGGCGATTTCGCAGAAGATCATCCCGGACCAGGGCCGCAGTGAAATCGGCACGTTCTCGTTCTCGCTCGTCGATCTCGGCTCCGCGTTCACGAACGAAGCGCGATCAAAGCTCGGCGACGGCAAGGGACTGCGCGGCAAGTTGGCGCAACTCTGGGTGGGGTTTGAGGGCTTCGATTTCACTGCGTTTCAGCTCTTCCAGACGCAGACCATCACCAATTGCGAGTACGACTCGGGCGCGTATACCGTGCAGTGCGCGGATATCACGCGCGAGCAGCGCAAGGACATCTTCGAGCCCGTCTCGACGACCCTGCAGGCCTCCTGCGGCGCCGCTGATACGACCATCACGGTCGCGGACACTTCGAAGTTCGTGGCGGTCGCGCACGGACCCGCCTGGTCGGATGCACCGAGCGCGACCGTCTACTACTTCAAGATCAAGGAAGAGATCATCCGGGCCACCGGCAAGACGGCCGGCTCTTTCACCGGCTGCACGCGCGGTGTCTTCAACACGCTCGCGACCGCGTACACGTTCGAATCGACGACGCCCACCGAGCGCCGTCCGAAGGTCGAGGAGTTCATCTATCTCGAACTGCCGGCCGTCAAGCTGGCCTATGCGGTGCTCACCGGCTCGATCCATGGCACGGCGAACACGCTGCCGGCGCATTGGCACCTGGGCGTCGATCCATCGCTCGTGCGTCTGGCGGACTTCACCGGCATCGGCACCGATCTCTGGGACGCGACCGATGATACCCGTGGCTTTCCGCTGCGCTTCGAGGGGCTGAAGAAGCAGGACGGCAAGCGGTTCCTCGAGCGCGAGATCTACCTCCTGCTCGGTGCCTACCAACCGATCTACTCAGACGGCCAGGTGGGGCTGCGCCGCCTGCCGGCGATGATCTCGGACGCCGCGCCGCTCGTCACATTGACCGAGCGCGAGGTCGTCTCGGCTGGCGCGCTCGAGCACGACTACGGCAGCCTGCACAATCAGTTCCAGATCGACTGGGCCTATGACAACGTGCGCCGGGAGTACACGCGCCGTACGGCGTTCATTGATGGCGATTCGATCGCGATCCACGGCGAAGCCCCGATTCTGAAACTCGCATTCCAGGGGCTTCACGGTGCCGTTCACACCGACGCGATCATCCAGACGCGCCTCGATGCCATTCGGGATGCCTACGCCTACCCGCCGCAACGCATCAACGTAACGATCCGGCCGAGCCTGAATCGCTTCGAAGTGGGCGACGTGATGCGGGTAAAGATCGCGGGCTTGCGCGATTTTGCGGGTGGCGGCGCATCGATCGACCGATCGTTCGTGAGCTTGCGTCGCTCGGTCGACTTCGCGACGGGCGAACTCACGCACGAACTCCTCGGCTCGACGCTGCGCCCGACTGCTCGGCCGCCGACGCCGGGGGCCGCGACCCCGCTACCGGACGCCTTCTACAGCAGCGCCGGTGTGGCGCTGAACACCGTGATCGGCATGACCGGCAACACGGTCAATGCCGGCACGCACACGATCAACGGTGCTGTGGACCTGAATGCTTCCGGGTCGATCTTCTACCACCTCGGCGATCTGACGATTCCCGATGGCGCGGTGATCAACATCACCGGCAACGTGCAGTTGCGCGTGCGCGGATTCGTCACCGTGAACGGCGACATCGTCGGGACGGGTGGCGGATGGGCTGGCGTGGCGGACCCGGGCATCGCGCAACTGCCCGACCCGGGCGACGTTCCGCCGCTTGTGACGCCGGTCCCCGGCAATCCCGGCTTTGTCGGCAACAGCCGTGGCGGGGATGGTGTCGCAGTCGTTCGTGTGGGCGGCCGTCCCGCCCTGCGCTGGAGCGATCTTCAAACGGTACCGGTGGCGTTGACCCGAAGTCTGTATGAGGCGTGCCCGGAGATTACCCTCCGTGTCGATGGCAGTTCGCTGCTCGGCCTGCCATCGGATCTTCGCGGCACAGGCGGGGGCCCCGGCGGACGCTTCATCTTTCAGGGGTTCCAGCCGCCGTCGCTGGCGGCATTCGGCAGCGATGGCGCCGCAGGGGGTGCGGGACTGGCGATCATCTGCCGCGGAATGACTTTCGGGGCTTCGGGATCGATCGTGCTCGACGGGGCGTCGGCTGCATTGCCGAGCCTGTACACGGGCGGAGACACCTGGTTCGACTACTACCCCGGCACAGGTGGTGCAGGCGGACCGGGCGCCCTGTACGTGCTGCTCGATGGCAATTCGCTGTCGATCCCCAACATCGGTGGTCGGTTCTTCGCGCGCACCGGGTCCGTGGGTATTCAGGGCTATCCGATGCCCGGCCGGCAGGGGCGGATGCAACTCGGCAATCCGACCGGATCGCCGTGGATCGTCGGCCAGGACAACGTCAACATCAGCGGCTACGTCGACGAGTCAATCATCTCGAACCACGACCTGTCGAACGCGGCCCACCGCGTGCAGTACGTGCCCGAGACGCAGGTCGCCAGTCCCGACGCCGACGACAAGCCACCCGCGCCGACCGCGCTGACGGTCACCGGCGAAAGCGGCTTCAACGCGATCCGCGTGACGCCGCCGGCACGTTCGACCTACGACTTCGTCGAGGTCTGGGCATCGATCGACAACAACCGCGCGAACGCGGTGCGCATCGGCCGCGGTGACGTCAGCGAGTTCAAGCACGAGCTGCCGGTGCTCGCCGCGCGCTGGTACTGGTCGCGCGACGGCAAGGTCGTCGCCGGCGGCCGCGAAGTGTTCAGCGACTGGTTCCCGGCTGGCGCGACCTCCGGTGTCACGGCGACGACGCTGAACCCCGCAGGGTGGACGCCCGTCGTGCGCGGCGGCGGCGGCGCGACGATGATCGCCACGGCGTCGACGATCGAGAAGAGCGGCGGTGTCGCGGCGTGGGACTCCGACGTTTACTCGCGCGAGGCCTTCCCGGACGGCGCGATGGTGACCTTCCGCCCCGCCCAGACGACCGCCGATCTCATGGTGGCGCTCAATTCCGACCCGGCGACCGACCAGAACTACACGTCGCTGGATTTTGCTTGGCATCTGGTTGCGGGCGGAACGACTAATATCTACGAAAGCGGCGTGCAAGCGGTTGCCGGCGCCGGCTCCTATGACACGAGCACCGTGTTCGCAATACGCGAGGTCGGCGGCGTGGTGCAGTACCTGCGCAACGGCACGATCGTGCGCGCCGTGCAGCGCGGCAACCGGCTCCCGCTCGCTCTGGATACGTCGTTCTACACGCCGGGCGGAAAGATCGTCGACGTGCACTTTTCGGTCGGCGCGGCACGTCCCGCGAGCGGCAACTTGCTCAGCGTGGATCTGTGGCGAGCGGGGGCGCTGAGCGCGAACTTCGGCGCGTGGTCGCTGAATCAGGATGCGGCCAACGAGAACCAGATCATCAATTCCACGGGACCGCGCGGCGCAACTCAGCTTGTTTGGGAATGCCGATGCCAGAATCCCGGCTTCGGCACCGGCGGTGACGCCAACGGCGGATGGAACAACTCTGGCGATCTGTCCGGCCTCGACGCCACGAAGACCTACCGATCCACTGTGTGGGTGCGCCGCCGCGCCTCGACCGGCAATAACTTCTACCACGGCTGCGACGACGGTGGCGCGACGATCAATCTCGACGGCAGCGCGAACAGCAATCCCTATTTCATCGGCGGCCAGGCGTTGTTCGCGCTCACGGCCGACAAGTGGTACCTGAGCGTAGGCTTCATTCACGGCAACGGATACTCGGGCGGCAACTCCGGCTTGAGCGGGATCTACGATCCCGCGACGGGGCGCGTGGTCATTGCCGCCAACGAGTTCCGCATGGCGTCCGGTGCCACAACGCAGGAACACCGTGCGTACATGTACTACGGCGGCGACGCCACCACGCGCATGGACCTCGCCGAGCCGCGCTTCGAGGAGGTGAACGGCAACGAGCCGTCGATCGCGTCGCTCCTCGTGCCGCCGGATGCGGATAACACTGACAAGCGCCGTCTTGTGCCGGACGGTGAATTTTCACTGCCAACGCCGTTGAATTATTGGGCGGTCGATATAGGCTCTGGTGGCAATGTAGTTTTCAGCGCGACCGGCGGTGCGGTGGGTGGCTACGTCACGATGACGTGGGGCACCGGCGACACATCGATTCGTGCGCTTAGGTATCCGCCGCTGCAGCCTCTGGCGGACTTGCTTGTTTCGATCCAGTTGCGCGTGCGGCGTACCGCGTCCCTGCCGAACAGTGTGACGTTGCAGATCGATCTTGCGCGATCTGCTACGGCCGACTTTGCGTCGATCTTTCCTGGCAACCAGCCATCGGTGAACCTCGACAACACCACGCTGCCAGCGGTGAATACCTGGTACGAGTTCAATCTCACTGGACGCTATGTCGTCAGCAGCAGCGCCCCATTCGGAACGGTCGTGGTGCGGTGTGTTGGCAGCGGCGCCGGCGCTGGCCAGTCCGTCGATATTGACGCTATCAACGCCCAGATCGGGCCGACATTGTTCTCGAGCGCGCTCGACGGGGTCGTGCCGAAGGCGACCGGCGCGGCGGGCGACAGACTGCTGCAGAACGATGCCACTTGGGTTGAGAAGACTGCTCTGCAGCTCAATGCGAACCAGCTCGCGACGCCGTACACCGACGCCGACACCTCGACGAGCTTCACAGTCGGTGCCGGTCACGCCGAAACGATCCGTCGTTTCACCTCATCGAGCGCGATCACGATCACGCTGCCGAACTCTATCCCGAGCGGCTGGGCGGTCGGCCAGAGCATGGTGTTCATCCGTGGTGGCACGGGAACGCTGACGTTTTCGAGTGCGGGCACTATCCGTTCGCCCGGCGGGTCCGCGATCACGGTGCAGAACGGCAAAGTCTGCGCGACGCTCGCCGCATCTGGCGTCTGGGAGTTGTCCGGAAATCTATGAGCGCGGCACTGATGAAGCGCGCCATGGGCGGGCCTACGCTGTCCGCTTCCATCAGCGGCAGCGTGAGCGGCGGCTGCGGCAGTCCCGGTGCGGGCAACTGTTCGGCCACCACGAGCGCGGCGACGATCACGCCGGCCAATGGCAGCGGCAGCTACAGCTATTCATGGGTCTACGTTAGCGGATCGACCGCCAATGCCGGCTCGCCGACGAATGCGACGTCGACGTTCAGCCGCACGGGCGCGAAGTCGCTCAGCGGCAATGTGATCGTTGGCACGTATCTCGGCCGAGTAACAGACACCGTGACGGGGCTCACGGCGGACACGCCGACGTTCACCGTTACCACGATCCACACCGACACGACCTGATAGTTCCGCGGAGGTCTCCATGGCATGCCGATTACTCGCGGCCGGACTGCTGCTGCTCGCAATGAGCGCGATGCCCGTGAGCCAGGCGGCCGAGCCACGCGTCTTGGTGGGCGTGGGTTCGTCCTTCATGCGCGGCGCGGCGCCGGCGCTCGACCTCGCGGTCACCACGACGCGCGGCGCACCGGGCGATGCGCGGTGGCAGTACGAGCTCACGATGGTGGGGCGGTCGACCTTCATGGATCGTGTACAGGGCAATCAGACCGTCCTGAGCGCGATGCTGGTCGACCATGTCGGTGGTTTCGATGCTGGCATCGGAATCGCTCGCATGCAGCATGTCGACAACTACAACGGTTCGCCCTGGAACTTCAGTCTGATGTTCGCGTATCGCCTTGATCGCTGGCCGATCTCGATCGAGCTTCGGCACTGGAGCAACGCTGGCTTCAAGTACCCGAACGTCGGCCGCAACCTGGTATTCGTCGCCTGGCGATTCTGACGCCAAACCGGAGACGTGCATGCTCGAATCCCTGCTGAACTTCATCCGCCCGCCCGACGACGCGGACGCGAAGACGCTCAAGCGCTGGCGCTGGAACGTCGCGCTCGCGCTGCTCGCCTTCACGGGCTTCGGTGCGTGGACGTTTACGCCGATGGGATTCGCGCGCGCGCAGGAGGTCGAGAAGAAGATCACGCAGGTGGTCGAGCCGATCCAGAAGCAGATTGAGCAGATCGGCAAGGATGTCGACAAACTCGCGTCGAGCGTTGCGCAGACCAAAGCATTGCTGATCCGCAAACTCGCCGCCGATCTCGAGCGCGAGATCGTCGACGCCAAGAGCCGCCAGTGCAAAGCCCAGAATGTTGAGGCGGCCACGTACTTCCGCGGCCAGGTGCTCGAGAAGCAGGCCGAGTACCTCGATCTGACGCAGCGCGAGTTCCGCGTGCCGGCCTGCGCTGAGACGTAGCCCGATGACTCCCGCGCAACTGCGCGCCGTGATGCCCTATTCGGCATCCCGGCCAGACCTTTATGCGCAGCCGTTAACCGAGGCGGCGGCGGAGTTCGGTATCGATACCCCAAAGCGCCTCGCCGCGTGGATCGCGCAGATCGCGCACGAGTCTGGCGAGCTGCGCTACGTGCGCGAGCTCGCGAGCGGTGGCGCGTATGAAGGCCGGCGCGATCTGGGCAACACGCAGCCCGGCGATGGCCCGCGTTTTCGCGGCCGCGGGCTGCTGCAGATCACCGGCCGCGCGAACTACGCGGCATGCGGTACAGCGCTCGGTATCGCATTGCTTGATGAGCCCGAGCTGCTCGAGCGCCCGATTCCGGCCTGCCGCTCGGCCGGCTGGTTCTGGCAGAGCCGCAGTCTCAATCGATTTGCCGACTCGAACGAGTTCGGCTTGCTCACGCGCGCGATCAACGGTGGCTATACCGGCCTCGACGACCGAATCAGCTACTGGCTGCGCGCGCGCAAGGCGCTCGGACTCTGATCTCTTTCAATTTCGATCATCACGAGGACCTGACCATGCAACCGTCCATTCCCTGGTACCAGTCGCCGGTCTACGCCGGCGCGCTCGTCTCGCTCATCACACAGCTCCTGGTGCTCTTCGGTGTCGCCGACAAGGTCGCGCCGGACACCGTCTCGGGCGCCGTGAACGCCGTGCTGCAGCTCGTCGCGATCGCCGCGGCGGCGCTCGCGTGGTGGAAGCGCCAGCGCTCGGACATCCAGCCGATCGCGTTGACGAAGGGCTCGGCCGAGGCGAAGGACGCGCTGCGCAAACCCGATGGCGGCTACGACGTGCGCTCGAGCGGCTTCATCGGTGCGCTGCTCGCGGCGGCGCTCGTCCTGCCGCTGCTCGCCGGCTGCGCCGGCACCCGGCAGGCCTACCAGGCCGCGAGCTCGCCTGACGAGTACGCCTACGTGCTGGCCGAGCATTACTCGAGCCTCGTGCATGAGGCTGCAAACCTGAAAGAGAAGCCCAGCACGCCGGCCGAGGCCGTGCGCCTTATGCAGCAGGCCGAGCTCGCCGCTCGCCCCGCCGTGCTCGCGCTGCGCGACCTGAGCGCCGCCTACGTCGAGGCCCGCACGGCCGAGAACGAGGCCGCCCTGCAGGCCGCGGTCAATCGCGCCGTGCAGGTCATCGCCGACTTCGTGCGCGCTGTGCAGGCGGCGCGCGGCAGTCCCGGCGCGGCGCTCGATCACGGACCCATTCAGACCCTCGTTCACTTCCAGACGCGGCACCTCGCCGCAGGAGTCGCGCTATGAACCCGATGCTCTACCTGCTGGTCGCCCTGCGCGCGGCCGCGCTCGCCCTCGGCATCGCCGGCGAGAAGCGCTCGTCGGACTCGATCTACGCGCTGGCCGACGGCATCGAAGCGGGCCGGGCGTCGGACGAGCACATGCGGCTCGTCGCCGAGAAGCTCAAGAGCCGCGACATCACGGCCGAGGACTGGGACGACGTGCTGCGCCGGATCGACGAGGACGCGGCCAGGCTGCATTCAGGTGGTGGATGAGCGAGAACCGCGACAGTTGCGACATGCGTCGCGTTGAGCGCGATTGGAAGTCGTGGGACCGTGAGACACGTCCGCAAGTCGGAGACTTTCAGATCACGCCCAATGGCGATCACTTCGATCTGGTGATGATGTTGCCCGGCGAGAATCTGTGTCGCATTTCCGTGAGCACCGGCGCGAAACGCGACGGTGCGTGGCAGTGGGACGGGAATGAAGACCGTCCGACGCTGTCACCGTCCGTCGATCTGGGTGCCGTCAGTCCACGTGATGGCCAGCGGATAAGCATCTGGCACGGCTGGATTCGTGCCGGCCGGATGGAGAGCTGCTGACGCTACGCGCTGGCGGCCTTCCGGGGCCGTCCAGGGCTGCGGCGCCAGCCCGAGGCGAACGTCGACAGATCGCCCTTTCTCCAGACCGGACCGGACGCGAGCCGGGCGAGCGGCGCCGGGAAGTCGCCGCGCCGGCTGAGCGTCGAGACGCGCTGGCGGCTGATGTCGAGCATGCCGGCGATTTCCGTGATGCCGACGAGGGGGGCGACCTCGGCAAGGCGCCGGTCCGCTTCCTCGGTCGTCATGACCTCGATCGCGATCACGCGGCCGGCGACGCGGCGCGTCACCGTTTCGATGGCCGCTGCGCCTGCCTCGCCCACATCCTCGGCGCGCACCGTCAGGACAGTCGACAGGCGCGTCTCACCCGGGCGGCCGCTCGCCGCCCCGCCCACTTCGGCCACCTCGAGCAGCGCATCCTCCGTCAGGGGGTCCCGCGCCTCGAGGATCAACTCCACCGTGTAGTCCATCTCTCCCGCCTCCTGCCCCGGTCAGACCGGGGCGCCTGCTCGCCGCAACAGGCTCACCGTGTTCTTCCACGCGCGCCAGTCGCTCGGCGTCTTGTGGATCGTGACGCCCGGGAGGTTCTTGTCGGGCGGGTACAGGATCCAGCCCTTCTTGACCTCCACGACGCGCCAGCCCGCCCAGCCCTCGGCGTCCCGGATGAGCTTGCGAATTTCCTTGTCGTTCGGCATGGACCGTACCCCGATATCGTTTCCTGTGTCAACGATAATAGGGATATCACAGAACGATGTCAATAGATATTTGAACTGTAGAGCGACAGCCTGCGGGACGCAGAATCACTGTGCCCGTTTTGTACCCAGCCACCCCCGAAAATGGCCGAATGTGCCCCGATTTCCGCGCCTAAGCTGCTGATTTTCTTAGACGCGCCGCTCTCATAATGCCGGGGTCGAGGGTTCGAGTCCCTCCCTTTCCAGTAACGGGATTTGTGTTAATAATCAACAAATTAGTAGTGCATTTGAAACTAGCTGATATCGCCATCTGGTGCATTTTTGCGTCCTAGTCTCCTAGTCGCGACCTAACCCTTTCTGCGGCTTCACGCATATTCTCTAGATAGCCTTTGTCGAGAACGCCCAAGCCGCGCATTGCCGCAGCGCGCTGTCTTGGCTCATCAGTCTCAAAATTCAGACCCTTCACTTCAAAATCCGACTTCGCCAGCTCCGCGAATCTTTCAACGATCCTCGGCATTTCGAGTGACATTGCGTCGTCGTACTGCTCAAGTCCGCGGGTCGTGAAGTACGAACGCACTGCATTTCCCTGATCAGAAATTTTGGCGCTCCAAAACAACTCCGTGACGCCAGCGTCACTGCTAAGGCCACCTAGCAGCAGATCTATGAACTGAACCAGAGCAACGTGACTGAGCATCATCTCCGTTAGCCTTGCGTACGGACCCTCTGCTGTTACCGAATGCAAGGCCCTATCCGCCGTTATGAAGAGGCAGTTCTCGCCTCGCTCGAGTTCATCGTCGAGTAGCGAAAGCTGCAAGGCATCATGTTCGATCAGAATTGCCTTCTTTCCTCGAATGAGGCGGCTGGCATATGCCCTCTCTAGATACTGGTAGTGATCAACGTAACGACTACCTTTTTGCGTATCAACTACATTGAAATCTCGATTTTCAAGCCAACGCCTCAGGTCGCCCTCTGTTCTGTACGGTGCCACTCTCGCGAGAAAATCAGGGAACGATTCCTTTCGTTCGTCATACGTGCTTGCAAAGGCCCCGACGAAGACATTTACGTTTGTCACCCCGTGGTACAATGCATCCATTCGTGCGTAGTCCGGGAATTCTCCACCGATCTCATTGGCATAGTCCTCGGCCAGTCGACGGTGGGTAATTATCTCATTCAAATAAACAGCCGATACGCACCTGCGAAGCTCCACAGCGCCAGAAGCCGCGGCCTCTCTTAAACGGTCAACGGCGCGCGTATAGACTCTACTGTACGGGTGGCCTTCAACAATTGCCGGCATCAGGACACTCGCGTCGAAATAAATTGATCGCGGAAGTATTGCTTCCTGGAGAAGAACCGCGCGGGGCTTCTGAAAGGCTAGTTCTAGGGCGAAGCTGACCCGTCCAAGCTCTCGCAAGATTTCGGACTCCTCCGCACTGGGTCTCTGCAACAAAGTTTGGCAGACACGAACCAGGCGTTCACGGTCATACGCAGGAAGGTCATGGGCGGTTTCTGCGATAAGTACAGATATTGAAACAACCGTGGGCGCACGCCCCAAAGCGAACGCCGCGCCGAGGTCCCAACCGCGTCGCGTTACAAGTCGATTGAAGAAAGTTGCTAGCACTGCTTCAACTTTGGCATCGGCCTGCCAGCCTTCTTGTAGATAGGCGCGGTTCATACAACTTCTAGTAAGAACGGCGATGGCCGCCTTCAGTCCGTTCGATTCCTCCGCCGCCCCGATCCAAGCGACGAACGACTCTCTGCCGCTCGTATCCTTCAACCTTCTACAAAGTCCAGCCTCGTTCAAAGCCCTTAACGCGGGGTCGACCAAAGACTCTACATCTGAGCCACGTATACCCAGAACTAGCCGGATACGTTCCAGTACATCAAGGCGAGCGATTGGCTTCGGTGCAGCCTCCTGAAGCAATGCCGAGACAATTCCCTCCGCAATCGCTTCGCGAAGTGCAGTGCTCGTCCCCAAATTATGGGCACGCGCATAGCAAGCGGCCAGGTACTTCCTCGTGGTCTCAAGTGGTGTGGGCGTCGAAGAAGGCGTTGCGGCCACGGCCATGCGTCGTCGCTTCTGAGAGACGAACTCATCGAGGGCCCTCCAAAGCTCGGCGTGACTATCCGCCGGGTCATACCGGAGAACAGAGATGTTCAACCTATTGGCTCGTTGAAGAAACTCCGCAGTCGCGTCCCTAGGCAGTAGAGCGAGGTGGCGACCAGGTGCCGCGGGACCGAATCGCCGGTTGATCTCATCGAGCACGAATCGTATGGCGGGGTCGTAGAACGAGAACCCCAAGAACAGGACGTTTCGTTGCGTAAAGCACGCCCTGAGTAAGTTCAAGTAGTCCTCATTCAAGAGGAGTTGATCGAACTGTGATTTGGACAGGACCATTCCATCCGGAACCTCGACGGCACCATGGACGCGCGCAACAAAAAGACTCTCCTCCCACTGCGCCTGCTTGAATGACGCATCGCCTAGTTTGTAATCCCTTGCTGTCTTACCCACTTTAGCCAATGCGTCAAAGATGCTCCGGTCAAAGTTCGTCGTAAGGAATGCGCGCGCAGGAAGGGCCACCACGGCCTTGAGAGACGAGGCATTGAAAGCGGACAAGAGCCGCGCCAGCAGGTCTCTCTTTTCACCCTCGATCATCTTTTGACTTAGCCTGAAGTACTCAACCGCGTGGGGGAAATCGCCAGCGGACACGCTCTCGTACATCTGATGAGTAGTCAGTGGGTCGGAGGCGCGGATACCTTCCGCCAGCTGCTCGACATAACTCCGCCATGTGGGCAAGCCGGCGCGTATGGAGACGCCGGCTCCAAGGAACAACACTGGACAACTGGACTCCGTGAAGAAGCGTTCCAATTCATCGAAAATTTGAGCTGACAACGCCGTTCCCTTGTTTATGTTGTGGAAAGCCCGGCATAGGATCGGCAT